TCCCAGTTGTTTCGTTGGGGCAGGTGAACTTTGTATTGATGCATAAGATTAGCGGGGTAGAGGTTCATGACCATTCTCGAAACGAGAAAGATCGACGGAGAGAGCATTAAGTTCCTCAAGGTGTGCCTTGTAGAGTTTATGCAACTCGGTGATGTAGTTGTCCAACTTGCGACGAAGGCGTTGAGCCTTCCGTTGTTCTTTGTTTAGTTTTTTCATATTGGGTTTATTGTTTGTATGCATCAGGTTTGTATGCATCAGTAATGTCTGACACGGAAATGGTCAAGACTTTTTTTCCGAAGACACAAACGATCCCGTCTTCGAATCGTTGCATCTTGGGAACATTGTAACCATTCTCTTCCTCATCGAGTTTGAAGAAGATATGACGGACGAGTTCGTTAGTTGTCATGGTGGTGTTATAGTGGTTGGCTGTTTTGGTGTCAATGGAATTTTTGGCCCATTGCACTAAAGCAGCGGTGACTTCGTTTCGACGTTTAGCCGCCTCGAAGGTTTCGTCGTATTGGGTTTCCGTAGAGAAGAGCCATTGGATCATCTCTTTGGCTTCTTGGGTGGTTGGTGTATTCATCGTGGACAGTTTTATCAGGTACACATTCAGGGGTCAACAGGTTTTTTCGGGGTAGGCCAAATCGACAAGAAAATAAGATTCATACTTTCTTGTCTGGTCAGTGTTAATCTCTGTAAAAAAACGAACGTTTAAATACCTTCCAACAAGAAAATAAGTTTCACGATAACCCTTTATCAAAAAAAACTCTTGACAAAAAAGAAGGATCCTGCGAGAATTACCTCACAGGATCCTTTGTGTTTGAACGACCCCTCTGGTCGCCCATGCTTCTAAACGAAACCCAGATTACTTCTTACGTCGAACTGCGAAGCGGCCTTTGCGATCACGGATATTGTGAAAGCGAGGACGGAGACGCAAAACGGAACCGTTCTTATCAAAACCCAAGAAAGAGTATTTCTCAGGATTGATGTATTCAGAAAGAACTTCCATTTTGATGTCTCTGGGCGTATTGCGATTGATCTCACCATCAGTAAAATCAACCAAGTTATAGCGAATCTCCTTTGTCATTTATTCTTCACCTCCTTCCTCTTCATCAGAAATCTTTACTCTCTTCATTTTCTTTTGAGTACGAAGAAATTCATCATAGGTTCCAAGCATTTGCTTTCTTGAATCTTTAGAAAGATGAGGCCAGAAACTATCATCTGACTTCATACAGTTTTTGTTCCACCAGAATCCACTATTCATATTAATACATTATATCACGTTTTGAGGTAACATCAAGTGTTATTTTTACACCATGTTGCATTATCGCAGAGTGACCAAAGATTTGAACCTTTCTCCATTATAGGTTACAGTTACAGTATCCCTTCCGAGCATATCTTCTTCAATGTTCTCGAATTGGACATCATCCATAGGAACCCATTCTCCATGAATGTTCACATGAGGCTTGGGTTCCCAACCATATTCTTCGTCTGCATATTCACTCATAAATTGAAATCCTTTTTTCATATTAGTTAGTAATCAATTGGGCTGATGGTGTTTGATTAGGAGTAGCCACCCTGACAGGCGTTGCCACAGGCACAACAGAAGGCAAGGGCACACTGTTCGTAGCATTCATATTCGCCACTTGAGTAGCAACTTGAGTGATTTGTTCCTCAGTCATTACAGGTGTTGTGTTATGCATGGGTAATACTCTAAAGATAATAAGAAGAACTGTCAAGACCAAAACCCATTTAAAAGGTTTTGTATCCATAATCTTAACACTGACAATAGTTGCCATCACCCATGCAAATAGTACAAAGAATACAGGAGGATTATATATCCATCCCTTAAGACTATTAATGGTATTGATGTTCTGAGCTAGTACGAAGACAGGTTCTTGGTCCATGAAAACAAAGCTATAGGAAAAGATCTTACCTGTCAAAGGATTTTTTCGTACTTTTCGTACGGATATTTTCCAACAAGAAAATATGTTTCATGATTTTCAAATAGAATTTCGGCGCCAGGCGCCGACAAGAAAATAAGATTCATACTTTCTTGTGAATATTCAAAAAACTATTGCCAAGTCCCCTAAGACCTGATACATTTATAAGCATGGGGAAGAAGTATTTCGGGGGATTCAAACAATCGTTTGAAACAATCTTTGGTCAAGAGATTTCCAAGTTAATTACAACCTATATGAAAACCAATTATCAATAACATATTTTCTTGTATTGAGCATTGGCTCTAATTTTTCAAAATTTTTTCCCAAAATTTTTCCAAAAAATTTCTTGTTGCAACTAAGTGTAATAAGATATTTTTTGTTTTAAGATTAAGATTAATAATAATATAATAAGAATTATATAAGGGAATATATAATATGATATAGAGAAATCTTATTATAATTCATCTTCCAAGAATATTCTTATACAGAGATAAACACAGAAGAATAGTCCAAGATAAGCAAATATGTCCATAGGGGAATAAAAAGAATTGTTGGACAGTAAAATATACTCCTTTCTTATTTGGACAATTCTTGGAGTTCTTGTTGTTTAGCTTTTAGTTTAAAGTATATATCAAGAAACTCTCTTTCAACTTCTTTCTTATTACAGAAGAATCTTTTCGACTTGGTTGAAAGTTCTTTAAGTTTATTTTGAAGATGTTTGATATCATCTTCTATGTGATTTTTCACATATATATTTATCGTTTTGAAGGTATATAATGCAGCAATGCTACACCATGTTGTGTTTTTACACCATGTTCTATTAAAACAAGTTAGGCTATTTCTTCTGGATTGATAAAGAAATTCTTTTGGAATTCTTCAAAGAATGTTGTTCCATCTATCTTATTTGTTGTAAAATATTCTTCTATATAGGTAGCGGTTTCAGATATGAGTCTGTCTCTGGTATATTCGCTTTTGAATTCTGTTTTTTGTATTGTATCGACTAATTTGGAAGCAAGTATGGATTGGTCTTTTTCTGATTGGATTTCTTTTTCGATGAGTTGAAAGGCTTCATTGAACTTTTGTTCTTCTTCTACTTGGAGGGTTTCGTCTTCAAAGAGAGTTTCTGCTGATAGGTGGAGCATAACATATTCTACGGCCATTGCTGCCAGATCTTCGTTTTCTGGTGTTCCTTTGAATCCATAGATTTTTTTATGGGCTTCTGCATACAGAGACGTAATCATGTCTCGGAGGTTATAGGGGGTTTCTTCTTTCTTGTTGAGTTCGATGAGTTCTGCTGCAAGGGTTTCAAAGAGGTTCTTGAAGCTATCCAAGGTCAGAAAGCTTTGGAACTTGAGATCCTTTTCAAATGCATCAGGAAAGTCTTGTTTGATTCGATTGGCCACAGAATCGATAATCTGTTGTACTTGTTCGTCGGGTGGAACTTCGATAAGATTGGTTTGGTTGTCCATAGTATTTTTTCATACTATATCATTTTTTTATTAAAAGTCAAACGTATTGGGTTATTTTGACTTTTTTTTCTATTCTACAGAGTAAACCTTAAAAAAATAGATATTTTTTATGGTTTTTTGACCCATTTTTCCCCACTTTTACCCACTTTTCTGGTATTTTTGGGTACTTTTTCGGGTATAAATAGCCTTGAAAGAGGGCTATTTCTTAGGATATTCTCCAGACCCAACTTACGCTCACGCCTCGTCTGACAGGCACCAGACGCCAACGAGGAGTTACGGGACGGCTGGTTGTGCTTGTGACTGTTGTACTGGTTGTTGTGGTAACGCGAGGAACAGGAGGTTGGGAAAATGCACCCTGCAATTGGTAGAGATTTGTCGGCGCACCGGGCGCCACTGGTGCTGCATTGTTTACAAGTGGGGGAGCCTGAACCACAGTCGATGTGGTCGTGGAAACACTGACTGCACTGTAACCAAAACGCGCACGAAGAGTTGTTGTGATCGTGTTGGTATTTCTTGTTACAGTCGTGACACCACTGGTATAAGCATTGCCACTAGTTGTAACAGAACGACTAATGCTGTTTGTTGTTGTGATAAGAGGTCTTCTGGCGAACATCCACATATAGTTTATTTATCCTTAAAATCTCCTCCAAACCCATCTACCCCAACCAACAGGGATCAAACGCCAGCGAGGGCGAATTGGACGAACAACTGTTGTAGTCACGCTGCTGGTGACTGTTGTGCTCGTACCTGATGCAGGAACTGCGGGTTGTACATAAGCCATTGCTGAATTTGATGTTCTTTGACGAAGACTTTGTTGTACAGCAGGTGTTTGTGATGGAGCAGGATTGTTGACTGTTGGTGGTGCTTGCCATACTGTTCCTCTGGATACTGATGTAGAAAAGCTGGCAGACGTAGAAACGGAAACATATCCATATCTGCGACGAAGAGTGGTTACAAAGCTGTTCGTTCTTACTGTTGAAATTACACCATTGCTGGTGGTTGTTGATACCCTCGTTGATGTCGTGGTTGTTGTTGCAACCGGACGGCCAAAGGTTCTTCCAAAGAAAATCATATTATAAAATATTTACCCTTGACGAATGAACAAAACTAACGTAAGCTCTTTAAATATGGCGAAGTGGTGAAATGGCAGACACAACAGACTTAAAATCTGTCGGCGCAAGCCGTGAGGGTTCGAGTCCCTCCTTCGCTACCATCTTTTATGAAAACTAAAGTCAAGGAACTAATCGATAATATCGAACCGTTGCTCGCTATTCAATTGAAATATGCAGATCGTCTGGGTCTGGATAGTATCAATATCAGTGCTTGTCGGGCGCGAGAGTTTGTTAAGCAATTAAGGGAATTGCAAAATGAAGTAAAGTCATTGAAAGCGGACAAGTCTTTTGTTTCCATGATGGATCAAAAGTTTGCCCATGTACTGTGATTTAGGTAGTCGGAGGAAATATTTTTTCTCTTTCATCTTTCGGGAAATTCAATAAAACCTTATCTTTATTTTTACTTGCCATCACTGCCTTGATCATTTTTTCTGGTGGGTATTTTTCGGTTCTTCTACCTGTATCAGCATCATCCCAAGTCCATTCTCTGAAATATACTTCTAATCTTTTTGCCATTAGATCTGGTCTTTCATCCGTTAGTTTGACAAGGTTTTCATAGGAAAAATCTTCAATATCAAAGTTTTTTTCTGGAAGATAACCACCTCCTTCAATGTCTTTAATTAGATACTTGCCATTTTCTTTGTGAGTCAAAAGACTCAGAATATAAGGGTGGTATTTTTCTTGTGGTTTTTGGTTTCCTCTACCTTTCATTTCTCCTAAAAATTCTCCTGACTTTAAAATAAAAGTCAAATTAGGTTTGGCCAAAAGAATTCCATCTTTTTGTTTTTTCATTTCTCGTAATGACAAAACAGTATCGGTGTGTGCAAATGCTCCTTTGTTACCACAGTGACCCATTGCTTTTCCTTCTTGTTCACAATAGGGACGCATTAAAGTAAACCAACCCATGTTTCCAAAATTTATAAACTCTTTGATGTTTCCTTTCTTCATATCATCGGTGACATCAATCCATTGACCTGCACTTTGTTTCCATTCGTTTTCCATTTCATCCACAGTTCGAGCCACCACATACCATTGTTCATTGGGACTGACATTTTTTAAATAAGTTTGCAGTTTTGGTATGGGTAAAGAAAGCCAGTGTTGTATGGACGTTGAAATTGAACGAGGAATTCTTTTTAAATAGTCTTCATACTCTTCTTTGGAACTTGTCATTTCTTGTCCATCTTCATCCAATTGTCTATCAAAAACCACCCCATATCTTTCCATGTCTTTCCACATTGTTTCCATATCTAAAACCACTTTTTTCAAAATTATCATGACCAAGTTTTCTTTTTTTGCCAAAACAGAAACATTTTTTATTAACTGTTGAAAATCAAAAGTTAGTTCTTCAATGTTGTATTCTTTAATTTCTTTCTTGTATTCTTCTTCGGTTTTATCTTTTGCACCAAATTCAGATTTTATCGAGGACTCTTGGTATTGAAGAGGAAACCCTTCAGGAAGATCGGCAAACTTTTGAATAATTTTGTTGAACATGGGAAGAAATCTTTCTTTTCTTTTTTCATTCAAAATTTCTCTTGTATAAATTTCTTCCAAAATGATTTGATCTTTTGATCGCATATAAATATATTTATGTTCAATTGGCTTCCAGTGGTGATAATAGTTGCTGGTGCTTTTTTTTTCTTACCTAATTATACACACCATAAAGAAAAAATCATGGTGGAATTAGAAAACGGATGTTTGGTTTATTCGCTGCACATGAAGATGTTATTGGATGCCCAAGAAAGATTGGAGTCTTATATCTGGACTCGCACGATTGCCATACAGTTTAATGGAAGATTGTTGGGTCATGCCATTCTGGTGTTTGTTTACAAGAACATGACCTTTGTTTATGATCCTGCTCAAGGAAGTTTTGTTGTGGCTCGCTATCCTTTATATGACCCCAAATCGATTGCAGAAATTGCTTATCCCAAACTTCATGTAACAGAAGCTGCTTTTATTGAACCGACTCTGACTCTTCACTATCCGTAAAAAGTTCTTTAAGTTCATCGGGTGTCAATGATTCTTTGAGAAGATTTTCAAACGATTCTTTTTTAAGAGATGCTTTGGGAAATGAATCAGGTGTGATTGGAACTTGTGCTGTAGAAATTTTTACAGGAATACCAGCAGCAACGGGAGAAGAATTTTTGCTGACTTTTCTTTTTTGTTCTTTACTGATTAATTTTTTTAAAAGTTTCAAAAGCAAAGGACGATATTCATTGTCTTGTTGTGCATTGCTTCCGATTCTTTTAGTAAGCCAAATAAGAATGGGTTCTTGTATACTGGAAACATTTTCTTTTACATATATTTTACGATATGCACCTTCCATCAATTTTTCGTCATGGGTTCTCATTAAAAGCTAATATTATTTATCTTGTAAACCCCCATCTTATCTGATAATGTCTGCTTGTGCAAGATTTAAAAGGTTGGAAGTTTGTGATATTTATTGGGTTAATATTGTTTACAGCAATCATTTTATACAAAAACCAAAGAGTATTGAATAAATATTCTTAATATGGCAAAACTGAATAGAATCATATTGGCTGCTCTTCGTAAATCCAATAAACCAGAAAACTTAAAGGGTATTGTAGCAAGAGGGTATGCTTATGATTATGCAAAATATTTGATAGGATTTGGGGATGAATTACCATCTGTTGTTACCGATTGGATAATCGAAAAGGGACAACCAAGAACTACGCTCGAATTGGTAAAAAAAATGGATGAGAAAGGAATGGAAGTTCCTGAAGGATTTATAAAAAATATTTGTAAAGATACTACTTTGGCAATCAAATATGTATCGGATGCAATAGATTCTGATACACCGATACCCGAAATAGTTATGGATTCAATAACTGAAAGGGCTAATAATCAATTACAAGATTTTGGATTTGCTGAAAAAATATTAGAAATAGTTTTAAAAATGGAAATGAGAGGACTTGAAGTTCCTGAAACATTTATGCAAATTGTTTACAATAGTCCTGTAACTACGGCTGAATATGCTCTTCAAAAGTATGACTATGATCCTGAAACAACATTAGATCAAGAATTGTTTAATTCAATCATCAAAAATGAAAATGCAATTACCAAATTCATACGTGAATTTTTGGCAAAAGATTTGGATGTCAGTTTGCTTTCTTTAGAACAATGGAACGCTATGGCTGAAAAGATATCTCCCCACATTGGAGTTAGTGATACTGTTTATGTTTTGGTTAGAAGATTAATTGAAGGTGGTTTGATTAAAAGTTATAAACAAATAAGCCAAAAATTGATCCAAACTATTTTAAAAGATTCAAAAACAGTAAACAAGTTTGCTCACTTCATTCTTCCATATGTCAAAGAATTACCTGAAGAAATCAAAAGCAAAGTAACAGATCAAAAAGTATTAAAACCTGATTGGAGAAAGGTTAATAAGTTTGACGAGAGCTTCTCCAGTTTCTTTAAAAAGAAATAATTAATTTTTTTCGTCTAAAAGATCTTCAATCACTTTGACTTGTTGATCTGACATACCATCTTGTGGTGCGCCTTGAGAAAGCATTGCATCTGCTTTCTTTTCAATTGGTGTATCTAATTCTTCGTTTTCTTCTTCATCGTCCTCTTTTGTAAGTGGGTCTACATTATCATCATCTTGAAAATCTACGTCTGATCGTGATTCATAATCGGCTTCCAGATGTTCGTCCTCTTGTTCTTGGAGAAGATTTGAATAGATATTTTCTAGTTTGATTTGGTCTTTTGATTTCATTTTTTTTCTGGGTTAAAGTCTAAATCTAATTGATTATCGGAATCTTTTGGAAGCGGTCTGTATTCTGGTCTTACAACATTCTTTGCAATTTTTTCTACAGTTTTACGTTTTTCTTTTGGTGGTTCTGATAATCTATATCTAGAAATATTTAAATTTTTCAAATTAATCGTTTTGTTTGTATTTGGAATTTGGAAAGTGGCATCTCCTTTATTCCAAGCATATATAACATCCCAAATAGTATCATAACCAACTAATTCTAAAGTTTCTGCCACTGATGAAAGTTTCATTTCTTTTTCAGTTAATTGAATACCATATTGTGGAACACCATCAACAAATTTTAATGGAAGAAGATTTATTCCTTCGTTTTCACTTGGCCAATCTGTTTTTAAACGAGGATTTGGTTTATCACCTTCTGTTTTATAAAGTTGTCGCAGATATGCTCCTTTTTCTGGATCTTTAACTCTTTTAATAGTATGAATAATCCAATTGGTAGGAGTTGAACGATAATCCAAAGCAAGAAGATTGATTTTTGGTTGCTCTTGTCTTGTTGTTCTACTCCATTTAACAAATTCTTTTCCTTTTGTTCCCGTAAATTGAATTAATCCTGCTATTAAACGTTTCCAACCTAAACGAATTTTTAAAAGGTTTTCAGTTTCTTGATTTCCTCTGGGAGGAACTGGTGACAAAATATTATTTTGATCGATTGAAAATGCTCTGGATAATCCATGATTTTCTATTAAATCTTTGGCAATTCCATCTTTAAATACTTTTAATGTTTCTTTTGCCAATAAAGGAATTGTAGTAACAGTTAATACTTCTCCTTCATCCGATAAAATTTTTATTTTTTTCTCTGCTTTCACGGAACCTTCTCCACCTTTTTGATCTAAATCATAAAGGCTAATGAGATTTCTAAAAATTCTTCCCATTAAATAATAAGCATCTGAAAGTTTTTCGTCCATACCACGCTCCATAAATTCTCTGACAGATTCTGCTTCGTGTGTGGTTTTAGGGACAAAATCTTGTGCTTTTAATCTTTTAAAGCCTTCGCCAGCAGCAACCCCGTATAAAATAGATTTTCTTTTATCTAAATCTCCTGTAAGTGTAATTTTTTTACCTTGATCCAATTTAAAATCAGTACCTACTTCTCTACTGCGTCCTCTAGCAACTGCAACTTCTTCTGGTGATGGTTTTTTTGGAATCAATGCTAAATTTCTGGCTCCAGCCGCACCAATGTTAAATTCTCCTGTAGCGGTTGCTCGTTCTGGCAATTCTCTTTCGGGTTCATCTGGTCCTCTTGCTTCCAAATAAATCTTTTTAGCCAAAGTATCGAATTTCATATCTTTTATATTTACAAGATACTTATACTTATTTTGACATTTAAAACACTAAATATCTTATATGAATCTGAAAAAAATCATTTTGAGCATTTTGGAAGAACAACCCGTCGAAACGCCAACCAAGCCTGATACAAAACCAACAACCAAGCCTGATACAAAACCAAGCAAGGCTCCATTCCGCAGACCAAAACCAGGTCATCAACCAAATCCAGATGCTCGTAAAAATAGAAAACAAAGAGAGATTGAAGCATTTAACAAACGTCACGGATTATCATGAAATTTTACAATAATAAAATAAATGGGTTATTGGAAGATATTGAAATTGGAGAAAGATATCCAAAAAAATATTATCATCCCAGTAATTTAGCTCAAGATCAAACTGTTGAGGATTACAAGCACATGCTTTATTCTCAAAATTATGAAAAGATCTTAGATCGTTTGGCTAACTATGCAAACGTCGATGTGGAACAACTTGGAAATTATCCTATTACAGAAACAGTTGTTAGACTTTTACAAAGAATAAAACAAATTGAAAGTCAAAACAAACCAAGACTTGAAGAATTAGCAGTGAAATTGGTTTTGGATCTGGATGAAATGAAACCAATTAAAGAAGCAATCAATGATGGTGTTTTAAAAATTGATGCCAAAATTGATGGAGCAGAATTGGAAGATGCTATTACAGATTTAGAAGCTCAAACAAGAGAAGAAGAAATGAGACAAGAAGAAGAAGATTCTACTCTTGAAAGTGAAGACTTGACTGATCAAGAAAAAACAAACATTGCTCTTGCAATGGAAATTATGGGTGAAGAAGAAATCAAACAAAGAAAAAAATTTGCCGATGTTTTAAAATTTGGAGAAGCTTTCAACCATTTATATTCATACAATTTGGTTCGTGATGAACTCAATCAAATGAGTACAGAAATTGCTGATATGTATGGTGTAATCTCATCAATTGTTCAGGTTTTATATTATGCTACACCAACTGAATTTGCAGGACAAGCAGCACAAAACCCTGAAGCTGCATTGGGTAGCGCACAAGCAATGCCTGAAAGTGGTCGCGGTGAAGAAGGTGAAGGAAAATATGTAATCAAAGCCAGAGGCATAACATTCAGTTTTCTTATTCATGAAATCATAAAAGGTATCATGCAATATATTTCTATGATGGACGAATTGAGAGGAGCAGAACAAACAGCAAGCCTTGAAGACGAAACAAGAACTGTAAGATTTGCTCAAGCTCAACTTAAAAGAATTCTAGATTTAATTCCTGCACCTTTTGTTAAACACAAATATTATATCTATCAACAATTGATGCGTCTTCCTATCGATGATTTAAGAGAAATTGAAACAAATGGACCAAGAGCCAGAGAAATTGTAAAAGAAATTATTGATGAAATGAGTCAAGAATTTAATTTAGATCCTGAAACTGGAGAAGAAAAAGAAGAACAATATAAAGATCAAGAATGAGAGATAAAGACACAATAATACTGGAAAGTTTATATGGTCTTGTTGTTGAAAAGGCCAAAGATGTTGTTGAAAAACTCAAGACATTAAATGTTCCAGAAGAAATAATAAATCAATTCATAGCAATTGATCCAACAGGACAAAAGAACGATGCTCAAGCTTTGGGTGTTATTTTTGCTAATCAAAATCCTGATGTAAACTATTTAATTTCTTTATATAAACAATTTTTAAAATTTAAAAATAAAAACAATTCTCAGACAAAAGATTTTCCCCGCCAGTTTGATAGTCTGGAAAAACTTGAAGTCACAATCCGTGATTTAAATTCTGTCGAAGTTTTAAAATTTGTACCGGACAGACAAGAAGCAAATAGACTTTTGACATTAGATCCCGCAGCACCCAAAATAGAAGCTTCTATTGTTGCAAAATGGATAAATGATGGAAAAAGAACTCTTTTACCAAAAGATGTTGTAGATGCTTATGAACAATTTGTCGAATTAAAAGAACAAGGCATCGAAGGATCGGAAGATGTTTCAAAATATAAAAGTTATGTTGAATTAACCGAATTTCTTCATCAACACATTGAAAGTGAAGATAAGGTTGATGTTGGAGCCAAAGTAAACATAACAAAAAAACCAGTTTACAATGACGATGAAGTTGCAATTTGGTATGTTGCTAACACAAATGAAGCTATTAGCATTGGAAATGCATTGATTGACATGAATGATGTAAGAACACCAGATGGAAAAAGACCCGCTAACTGGTGTACAACATGGTCAATAGTTGGTGGTGGTACTAATATGTTCATGAGTTATAGAACGTATCAAAAATGGACTTTTTATTACACATGGTCTAAAAAAAGAAATACAGGATTTAAAGAAACCAAAGGATCAGAAGCGGTAGCTAATGACCCATATGTTATTACAGCAATCGGTGTGACACGCGATGGACAATATGCTTTAACTCCCGCGCCAAATGGTACTAGAACGGCTGAACCTTGGTCAACGATTGAAAGCTGGATGCCTGAATTAAAAGGAAAACAAGGATATTTCAAATATAAACCATTGTCAAATGAAGAAGAAGATAAGATGGTAAAGCTAGAAAGATTAGCTAGATATTTTGAGGAAGAGCAGTTTTTAAATTTAAGTCAAATGGATCAGTATGAATACATTTCGGCAGGTTATAATATTCCAGCCAAGACTTTTGTTAAGCTGTCAAAGGAAAGAAAAAATGATTATCTGAACATTATGGCCGAAGATTTAGATCGAGAAATGCCTGAAGATTTAGAAGCTGTGTTAGAAGAAAGAGAAATGAAAAGATACTTGGCTCTTCATGAAAGAGCTTGGGAAAATCATTTACAAGGTATTGAAGCTGCTCTTTAATCTTCTGCTTTTTCTTTTTGTTTTTTTGTAATCTTGAATTTGAGTCTTGCGGTTTGTCTTGTCAAAGCTGATAAGAAAACATAGCTCATAATTAAAACAAAAATAAAGCCGTATCCAATCCATAGTGGAGAAAGAACCCACAACCAAGACCAATCAATTGCACCGAATAGTTTTAGTCCTACAAAAACTAGCGTAAGCCAAAAAGAAAAACCCAATTTCATATAGTCGTTTAAGTTTTGTTGTTGTGGTTGTGGTTGGTTCTTACAACAGTCTTTTTTATTTTGGCAGCATTTTTCACTCATATAATCACTTACCACATAAGATTATGTTTTCTAGCCTCATTAGTAAAGCCTTCGGCATCCAAATATTCTTTAAGACCAAACAAATCAGATTCCGTCATTTTTTGTTTTGTTTTTACTCGAATATCAAATTCACATTCACTAATACTTTTCATCTGAATGTGACAATCGATTCCTTTATATGTTAATTTAATTCTGTATGGACCTTGGGGGTTTGTTACTGGTTTATTTAGTTCTTCCATCTTGGGGTTCTCCTTGAATGTCGTAGTCTGGAATAGGCGCAAAATATTCTGAAGCCATTTTCTCCACATTTTTTAATTTGTTTTCTAAAGAAATAATTGTAACAGAATTCAAAGCACTTACAAGTATCAATATGATCAATAGTTTTTCAGTAATGTTCATTTATTTTTATATTGTTTGGAAAACTTTTTGATGGGACAAGCACACCATTTGTTTATACTACAATAGTCGCAAGTCTTATCATTGTCAAGATAAATGTCAGGGCGCATACATGCAAATCGTGTGTGTTCCTCACAAGCTGCTTTGTCTTTTCTAAGGTCAATAACTTGTCTTTCTTTGTGTAAATCTATCTTTGGTAGATTGCGACGAATTTCTTCTGCTCTGGCTTCCATTTCTTCCCTAGTAAGAACTTTTACTTTCTTTTCTTTTGGTTGAACTTCCCTACAATCTTTGCAATAGGTTTCATTCAAAACACGCATGGCATCACCATCACATCGTTCAAAGGCTTTCTTCCAACCTAGTCCTTTCATCGAAGCAAATCCCATGTGACATTTACAACAAAGAATTTGTTTGTATGGAAATTTATTATGTTGTTTATAATATTCCATCCAACCCTTTAAATCCTCAAACTGATCTACAGGATATTTCTTTTCAACATGAACTGGTTGTTCATATTTGTATGATTTAACCTTGGTGCGTTTGACGGGTGTTTTGCGTTTTTTCCTTTTAGGCATGTTTGTTAGTTTATTTATACCAAAGAAATTGTCAATAGTTTTTTAATTTCTTTGACATTCATTTGTTTATATGGATAATTGGTATATGCAAATTTTTACCGAATCAGAATGGTCTGATATACTTTTAAAGTATCCAAAACCGTCTGATGAAATAAAAGAAATCATTTGGAATAAAACAAGAAATTGTTCTATGCCTATGGTAAACATTTCTGAAGAAGATTGCAAGAAAGATTTTGAAAAACTAAAAGAATTAAACACAAAAATCTTAATTAAAGAATCAAGTCTTTTTTCTCGATATGAATACAAATGGGATTTAGGAACCAAGTATATAGACTCATGTAATGTTGGGAATAAATCATCAAATTATTTTCATCAAGAATTAAGATATCATTGCGATTGTATTAATTCACCATCACCTTATCGAAATTGGACACAAAGAAAATTCTTTTATACTCTTTGCAATGCTTTGTGGGGATTAAAAGTAAAAGAAGTTAATACAGACATTCTAAGAAGTTGTATAGCTATGAGAAAGTATATAGCTTCACAATTTCGTCCATCTGCTGCAAAAGCAATATATGAAATATTCAATTCAGAAAATGTATTAGATTTTAGTTCTGGTTGGGGTGATAGACTTTCAGGTGCGATGGCAACTGAAAATATCAAAAGTTATACTGGTATAGATCCGAATCAAAATTTGGTTGAAGGATATAACCAACAAATAAAAACATTCAATCAAAACAAAGAAATTAAAATGATTGTTGGTGCTGCGGAAGAAACTGTAGAAAAATTAGAAAGTAACTATGATACTATTTTTACAAGTCCACCATACTTTATTGTCGAAAGGTACACACAAGAAGAAAATCAAAGTTGGAAAAGATACAAAAAAATTGATGTGTGGCTCGAAAAGTTTTTATTTAAAACTTTAAATGATTGTTGGAATAAATTAAAACCTAACGGTATACTGGCAATCAATATTAGTGATGTGTATTGTAATCATACCATCAATCGTATATGCGATCCTATGAATGATTTTATATCTAGTCTCCCAAATTCAAGCAAAGAAGAAAATTTAAACTATAGGATGGCTAAAAGAATTAATAGCAAATCTCACAAAGAAGGAATATTTGTTGAGCCTTTGTGGGTATGGCGCAAAAACTAACCTACCATTCTTTTAAGTTTAAATTCAACGGAAGCATAAGAATCATTTTTAGTTAAGATATTATGCTCTAAAACAATAAACCCGTTATGATTAAACAAATCTATGTTTTTTTGAATTTGAGTATTAACAAATTTTTCTCTTCTAGAAAAATCAAAGATTGGTTTATCGAAAGAAATTTTAACGATTTGTGAATGCATATTTTAATTTATTATAGTGAAGTTAAAAATCAACTATTTTTGTGAATTAACGTAAGCTTTATAACTTGACCAATTTGGAAACTTGGTACTTTTACCAACGACCATTGTCTTAAACTGTTGACGAACTGGTCTTTGTGTTCGCGGATCTGTTTCTGTTAAAACAAAATCTTTCTTTTTTTGAGGACCGCTTTCGTTACGTAGAATAATTTCATCTTTTTCTATTCGCCAATCAGGGTTATTTTCTGTTTTAACAAATGAATATGGTGATGTTTTGCGGTCAGGCTTCATCAATGTAACTTGGAATTGTCCTTCTAAAAATTCTACATTTTCTTTTTTATATGGAGCAGTAGCAACTTTTGTATCAATATGTGCGGTAACTTCTGGGTTTTGTTGATAAATGGCAATGTCACCAGGTTTTGGTTGATTGTTTACACCATATGATTGACCTTCTTTTTTTCCTTTTTCTGTTTGATAGTTTTTAATAGTTTGTCCCAAGAATGATGGATCTTCAGCGGCTTTTAAAAACGAACCAGCAGCAGATGCCGTTCCTTTTACTAAACTACCCAAAAATTCATTAATAACAGTATCAAATTTGTGCATTATTAATATTTAGTCTTTTTTGCTATGTAAAAAAGCAAATGGACACTTTGGTTTTTCAATTTCTCCTTCTAAAAATTCTTTGGGTGTTCTGAAGAATTTTTTGTATCTATCAAAAAATACTGTTCTGGCTTTCAACCAAAGTTTTTGATATCTTCCATCATCATAAGAATAAGTTGAAATGAATTTTTCTCTTTTAAATGGAATAACTTGAATAAATGGAGTTCCTTTTGGTATGAGTCCTTCAAAATCGTTTTTCAAAAAAAATGGAAAATTAACAGGATATGGGAATTTATCAGTATCAACCAATCCAGTTAAAGATTGAAATGGTAGTTCATCAAAATGAATTGGGTGAGTATATAAACAAGACCAATTTTTGGGTGTTTTTATAATCCAAGGATTAAGCCATTTAAATGCAACTTCTGTTTCATATCCTTTTGGAACTGGGTATTCTTCAAATTGCCAATTCTGATGAGTTCCAATTAATTCAATCTGGTCACTCGACCACTTTATATGTAGTTGAGGTTTTCTTTCAACGTACACATCACAAGGTAATGGAATAAAATATCCTGCTGTCCTAGCATCATTAAACGGCATACACTTTTTAACGGTAGTTAAAGGATCTCCCATTTCATCTACTTTAATATCAGATGGATGGAATGATCCCATTTTTTTTAACCATTCTGGTGTAATTTTTTTAGCTACAAATGGTTTTTCTAAAAATTCCAATAATTCTTTTTTTTGGGCTAAAAATTTAATATTAATCATTTAAGCATAATACATGAAAAAAAGCGCAAATCAAATAAATATTATAAGATGAATTCAAATATTAGGTTTCTTTACACATATATGGCTGGATTAAACACTAAAAATGGGTTTTTTCCAGTATATAATGGTGAAATACAATCATGCCAAAGAGATTTACAGGTGGTTGATGAAAGATTAAGAGACTTAACAAGAGAAACTCCAAGACTTAAGTTATATACCCCAGAAAGTGATTCCTTCAATTTAGAAACAATTTTAGCAAATCTTGATAGTGGCGATGCTGAAATTTTACTTTAAAGTATAAATATAAAATATGGCAGGTGTTAGAATACCCGAATTAATAGAATTACCCACAGTTGAACCAAGTGATCATTTTGTGGTAGTAAGAAACAATAGAACCCGAAAAGTTGCTGGTAATGCTTTTTATCAAGCAATGTCGGGTGTAAAAAGTGCATTTAATTTAGGAGCAGGTGAACAAATTTTTAAAGGGACCATCAATGCGGTCGATGGTACACAAGGAACCAGCTTACAATTCAATACATTGAGTGCTGGTGGTGGTTTAGAATCATTTGAAGAAGCAAGCAATTTAAATATTGTTGTAAAAAATCAAGGTATAAACAATCTAATGTTGGCTGATGGTTCTGTTGATGCTTTTAAAATAGCTAATGAAAGTATTGCTCCTTTTAATATGGGGTATAATGGAGCAATTTTAAATCAAAACGTAACTCAAGCTAATTTTTTAGCTTACACTAATAACACCAATTGGGTATACACTGGATTTTCGGTTCCAATCCAAGCACAAAAAACAGGAAGTGTTTTTAACGTAAAAGCAAATTTTATGTTGGGTTCTTATTCTAGTTGGCCTTATGTAACAATAATGCGTAGAATTAATGGTGTTGGTAGTACCTATTTACATTCACAATTTAACACATCTCCACCATATGTAAATTTTTTAGCAACCCATCAAGCAGATTATTCTTGGGGATATACTGGTAATATGATCAATATTGATGTATGGGATCAAAACATATCAGCAAATGCTGGTGATAACATTGAATATTTTCTTTATTTTTCAAATGGTAGCGGTGGTGGTGCATACACATATATAGGATTGTCTTATTACTGGGCTGCTTACATTTATAGCCCATCAAATCCATATGTTATGACACCAACAATAATGTCTGCTACAGAAGTATTGGCATAATTTATGAATATAGCACTAGCACAAGCAATACAAGAATTGGTTCCAAACGCAATTGTCAATGTTATTAATGATAAAATCGAATGGATTGAACCAACGGTTGCCCCAGTAACAAAAGAACAATTAGAATTAAAAGCAAAAGAAATACAAGAAAGAAACATGTATAAATTTCGTCGTATGAAAGATTATCCAGCTATATCTGATCAATTAGATATGATTTGGCATACGATTAATTCAGGAGGAACTTTGGATCAAAACTCTGATTTTTATAAATCTATAAAACAAGTCAAAGATAATAATCCAAAGACAACATAAACCATAGTATATAAGTATTTTTTCAGTAAATATTTAAACTATGGCAGTTTCTTTTGATACTAATATACCTTTACCTTATAAGGAATGGGTAGCTAATCAGGATACTTTAAATTCTGCTATAGCTAGACAAAAATATAATGAATATCTAATTAGTTGGTATGCTACCAAAGGATTAGAAAAAAATGAATTTAAAGATTCTTTAAAACAAAATTATATTCAACTCGTAAAGGACTTAAGTTTTCTTTTTGGTCAAAAAGAAAAGGATCAATTTTTAGCAGATATTGACTACAAAAACGAAGAAGAATTAATTTTTGCTATTCCGTTTTTTGCCAAAAAATTAAAAGAAATATCAATAGTATTATCCCGAAAAAGAGAAGCCGTTAAAGAAGCAAAACTTAGATATAATTTGGTCGGTTCTAACAATGCTTTAGAAAAACTTTTATATGAATATATACTAAGAGGGTTCACAAACACTGAAGGGTCAATTACACAAGTTCCTGCATCTCCAATTTTAAATTTATTTCCTGATTTATCAGCAGTAAAAGATAATTTTTTTATTGAAGTTGAAGAATTACATGACGCAAACACATATTTTGACTCTGATCCAAGTGTTGGTATTGATGAATATGTTAATATTGAAAGTCTTGTTAACACTACACCATTTGAAGGGTTTTCTTCTGATGAGATAAGAGGTATTCTTTCGACAAGATTTTTACCAAAAATATCAGAAAATCCTCTTTCGCGTTTATTCGCAGAATATGTAACAAATCAAATTCGAGAAGATGATGGGGAATTGGAACCAGAACTTCCTTTCAGATTAGCGAATTATAACTTTCCTGAAAATAATATTCCAACAGATACCACATCGTTATCTTCTTTGTCAGCATTAATTTACAATCAAATTGAAGCTTCTCAAAAATATTTGGGTGAAAATGTTTATGGTTTGACTGCCGTAAGATTAAAAGATGTTTATCAACCTGATGAAAAATTAACCATAGATTTACAAGAAGGAAACAGTTGGTTTTTATGGCCTAGTGGAACAAAAAATTTAGATAACTTACAGTTTGTTAATACTTTTGAACCAATACCTTTGAATAAAGCTAACTTTTTAGATTCAGGTGCCACCGCAGGTTCTGGTTTTGATGTTTCAGATTTAATTTTTACAGAAAAAAATGGTGTGATTGAAGGTGCTTGGTTTAATGGGGAAAAAATAATTCAAGTCGATGATTCGATGAATGTTAGAATCGAAAGACAAACGCAAAAAACTTTTATTTTTCCGTTTCCTGGTTTTAATCTATCATCAAAAGGTAATAACTTTTTAGGATATAATGTTCGTGATGACATATTTGATAAGTTTAACCTTCTTGATTCAAATGTTAAAAAAGAATTGTTACAATTTTATTATACAACAAAACTTCCTCTTTGTTCTGTTGAGCCAATTTATTTAAACCAAACAAATTTACCAGATAATGGAGCATATGCTGGAGTGTTTTCAAATCAGGCCGATACCATTACAAAATATCAAAAACAAACCGAACCATTGGCAGTTTATGATGAGGTAAATCGAACACCAATTGAAGAAGCATTTTTATATAAATTTGAAAATACAGATTTGCCAATTACATCTGGTATAAATAATATTCTTTGGCCTGTTTTAATAACAAACAAATTACCTGATCTTCCAATCACAATTCAAAAAGATACTGCTTTACCGATTCTGTTGTCTGAAGTAAACGTACCTAAAACCATGCAAGGAGCAGTTGCAGGAAGATCTTTTGAAGAATCGGATATAATTTATAAATTAAGCAATAAATCATCAGAACCAATTGAAGCTGCTTGGCTTGGTACACAGGGACTAGATGTGATGGATTACTATACTGGTAGCACACAAGTTTATTTTGCATCAGCAGAAAAATGTGCAGAATATGTTGATGGTCCGGTACAGTTCGGTTTATTCACCAAAATTAATCCATCGGAAAAAGTATCTTTTGTTTGGGGAGATAGAGACACGCCATTAGATGAAGTAATAAAATTTATAGAACATGCTGATTACTGTCCATATGGAAAAAAATCACACAATTATTATGGAGATCAAGATTATTTAAACACAACCCCAATTTTCACAAAAGATTATTGGAAAGAATGTAATTGTAAATCGGTTATATTTTCGCCAATAGGACATATTGGAGATCGTTTTACGGATTATAATGCAATTACAGATTTTATTTTCGCGGATCCTGAAGGTGTCGGTGTTGATTTTGCAATAAACACTTGGAAAGATTCAAGAAATTTGGATTATTCTCAAAGTCCTCAATTTGCTTTTTATCAATTAAATCAAAATAATCCAGATGGATTAAGTTTAAACGATAACCCTATTGGGTGGGGAAGAGGAAAATGGAAGAATCCCACGAATACACCGTTTATATTAAAAACAGGAAGAAGATACACCTATAGTAGAAGTTCATTTAGAAAAAACAAAACGGATGTTTCTCAATCTCCTTATTTAATTGTAAAATATCCATACAAAAAAGTTTTAGGTTACATATATTCTAATCAACCAATAGATTTGGTAGTCTTAGTAGATCAAAGTAAATCACAATTATTGGATTTACCAACAGTGAAAGAAATATTAGTAGGACTAATTCAAAACTTTTTAGGAAAAAATAAATTAGACATACAAATATCATTCATAACTTTTGGAACAACTGCTTCTGTTTTAACTTATCTATCAAAAGATCAAGCAATGATGGATCTTTATTTATCATCGGTTAGTGTATCAGAAGACCCACAAGAACAATTTACAAACGTTTATGATGCTTTACAATTAGCACAATTTATTTTAAATTACCCATCATCAGAAACAGAGTTTTTAAATGTTAGAAATCTTTGTTCAAAATTAAATTACACTATTGCCAATCCTGTATTACAACCACAAGCCTTTAATATTCCAAATCCTAAAGCACAAAAGAAAATTTTAGTTTTGACTAATGGTGATATAAACATTTTACAAGGAACTAGTGAAGAACTTTTTGAATCAGAATCTGATAAATTTGAAGCGGAAAAAAGAACTTTAGATTTAGCAGACACAATTAAAAAACAAAATGTTGATATATATGTTGCAGACATTGGTGAATATAATTCACAATCTCAAGAATTCAGCATAAAACTTGCATCAAGAAGAAGTTTGTATTTTAATCTTAAAAGATATTTGGTTTCTGGTGACGGTAAACCAGAAGATTTTGTAGAATATGTAGCATATAGATTAAATAATCAAGTTCCGCTTGCACCATCTTGGAATAAAGCAATTAGAAGTGCAGAAGGTGGTTGGGTTGGAGTTAACGATGCCTCGGATATGTTTTTAAATCCTGGTGACTACCTAATCTATGTACACCAAGGTAGTGTAATATATCGAAGTACTGGTGTTGGAAAAGATTTTACCACACCTGCATTAGATTTCACAATTAACATGAAATTAGATGGTTGGGATTATTTAAACAACTATTTTACATTATCGGCAGTTGGTCCTTTTTATGGCGGGAAACCTTTTTGGGCCAAAGTTTACACCGACATTGATAAAAATAATAATTTTCACAAAGAAACATCCAAGTTTTCGGGAAATCCTAGATATGTTAAAGAATATGTTCGTGTTACTCAACCAGAAATATCAACGATGTTGTTAAAAACTGGTGATGAACTTTCATACAAAAGATATTTAAATCAAAATTTAACATGGAATCAACAATTTACTTTTAATGTAACCCTTTCACCTTTAATGTGGAAAAAAATTAAATTTACAAAAGAACTTTCAAGTTTAAAGGATTTAATAAAAAACAACCCATATGAATATGTATCAGAAATAACAGAGGAACCAAGTGATATTATTCTAGAAAGTTATTCTTCTTTTAATCCTTCTTATTACAACTATTATGCAAGAAAATCTTTTAAGTATAGCCAAGATTTATTTTTAAATAAAAGGTGTGAAGAAACCTTTGTCGTTTATAACACGGCGGCTACAATTGTTCCAGATGAACCTTATGCAAACATATCAAATATTCATTTTCCAACCGTAGCAACAGTACCCATTCCGATAAATGCAGTTAGTAAAAAACAAGTTGGTGAATATTTATTACCAGATAAATTAGGAGTGAGTACCTATCGCGGAAAAGGATATACAATATCTATTGATAATGATAATCTTTCTATGATTGATGAGAAGTCAGAAAGATTGTTTTTAGATTTAGGAAAATATGGTCCAAGAAACAGAGGTTTAACTAAAAAAGATCAAATAACACCAACTAAAATATCAAGCATTGATAGTAGATGGATGTACGAACCTTATGGTAGAGGTAAAAGATCTGGTGTAATAGATGAAACAAAAGAAGATCAAAAATTTACACCTTATCAAACGACATATGAAGTTGAAAAAGAACATAAGTTCGGGGTTACTAGAACCACCGATTTATTTCAATTTTGGACGCCGCCAATACCCCCAACGTGGAATCAACCAGATTTATATCCATTAACTTTTAGAAAAGAATTAACACCAGAAAACTACGAGAAAAGAAAAGAAAGATTATTAGTAAATGAGGGTGAATTAGTAGAATGGAGAACAGATTTGTTTGGATATGATTATGGTCTATATAAACAAACTATTCCAAGCTCTCTTCCAGATTTAGATATATGGTTTAAATCAGATTTTGGAACATTAAAAAATGTTAATCCAAATATTAATGCAGTTAATGGAGAACCGATTACAAGATGGTTAAATAAAAAAGGCGGAATTTCTCATTTTGACTCTTATAAAAGTCTGTTTAGCACAGAAGCACCCATTTTGACATCAAATTATATAAACGGAAAACCTGCTTTATATTTTAATGGGAATGCTAATATGTTATTTCCGTATCTTTTAACAAATCAAAACGAATTAACTATATTCGTTGTAGGTCAATTTTTAAATGTTGGTACCACATTTGCCCAACAAAACTATCAACCAATGGTATCTATTTCTTTATCTTCTGGTTTGAATTATCAAGCTCAATATTTTAATAACGAAACCTTCTCATTATACTCAGAATATGGAAATAATGCTTTTGGTTATGGTAATTCTTATTTAGATTCTGTTTCTCCAACAATGAGCGGAACACCCATTAAATTAAATTACAGTAAGGATGGTATTGCTGAATTACAATTTACTAATAATAAAGTTAATTTGTTTGAATTTTCATTTAGAAATGGTTTCTCTGAAACATTTATAAATAAACAATATTATTTGAATACTACTGATTATGGAAAAAGTTTAAACCTTCCTCTTTATTCTTCGGTTGGTGTTAATAATAGTGGTGGTTTGTGGATAGGTTCTTATGGTGGAGGTCAATATCCAACAGAATGTGCGATCATGGAAATCTTTATCTTTAAAAGATTTTTAACTAACAAAGAAAAAATTGATATGAGAAATTATATTTTTAAAGAATATAATTTATAATTTTATCATAGATAAAAGATATTCAGTCTTATTAAGCTCTGAAATAATTTCTTCTTTTGTGTTATTTATACCTGACTGAACAGTATCAACATACTGTATAAATTCTAAAGAGCATAACAAATTTTTTAAAACAGTTTTTGTTTGATCGAACACGTTTATAATTTTTTGATCATCTTGATAATTTTCCAAACTTTCAATGTTATCAACAATTAAATTTAATTTAGGGAAAAAAACATTCGAAGTTTTTGAAGTTCCAATAATTTCTTCTTGCATTTTGTCAAAAAGATTATTTAAATTATCATATAAATTTCCTAAAATTTTATGAATATTATAATCTTGAGTATACCAATGTGCCATCTTTATGCTGCTTACAATTTTATTTAAAAATAATCCAAATTCTCTAGTAGTATCTAAACTATTAACAATTTGAATTTGTGTTGATTGGTTGGTATCGATTGTAATGTTCATGATAATTTATATATTTCTGTTTTTATAAAATAATTTTCAAATTCTGTATTATTTGAGTTTACTAATCTATACTCTTGTCCATTGTTATTTTTTATAGTTTTTGAAAAATCAACTTTTTTATGTTCTTCGGGAACTTCTTTGTGATTTAAATACTGATTATTTTCTTCTCTTTTTTCTTCTTGTAATTGTGCAGATAACGCATTTTTTTCAAGATCATAATTAACTTCATATCCTAGATCTTCAAAATCTTTTTTGAGAGAAAGATTTAATTCTGTGTAATCTTTAAAAAATAAACGCCATACAGGAATTGGAAAAATTACATTTAATGCTTGTGATCTTTGTGAGCAAGCTTGACATTGATCTTTTTGACCTGTTAAAAATAAAGGTAACCAGCTTAAAAACTTACTGTGAAGAATACACCCTATTATATCCCCTAAACCGCGAGCGTATCTACATTTTAAAAAAGGATTTTTCATTTTTTTTATTTATTTTTCAATTTAAAATAATCAACTTGTTTATATAGGAACAGTTTTTCTTAAAAATGCATCAATTTTTGGTCCAATTCCTCTATATTCTCTATAGATAAAGTTAACCGCCACATCTTTAGGTATTGGCATTACCCAAGTTTTTACAATTACCCCGTCTTCTTTTGCATAAACTTGATTTAAATCCCAACCAAGAATTATTTGTTTTGATTGATATGTACCTCTAGCCATGCCGCTATTTTTTTCTGTATATTCATAAGTGAATATTTTTCCATCTTGAGATAAGAACGTCAAAGTCAAAGATCCGCCTTGACTAATAGCTTCTACACTAAAATATAAATCTCTATTATAGTATTGGTTAAATATAATATTTCTGGCATTTCCTTTTACTAAAGTTGTTCTTTGTCCTAATGGTGGGTTTGGTTCAACAAATTTTAGTGTAGTTGCAATACCAGTTTCAGGGTTATAATATGGTACTTCTATTGTCGCCGCTCCCGATGGGTTTGGGTCTGCACCAGAAATTGGAGCAGTTAAAGACCCTGATGTTTTCAAAGTATTTTTAACAGCATCGTTTATATATCCCTTATAAGACCATTCTCTTTTATTTTTATTTTCGAATGTGAGTATGACATTTGTCCAAAAATTATTATCACCTTTAGAGTAATATGCATTTATTTGTCTATAATCATAACCAACTCCAGTATCTTTTACTAAAGAAAAACTTGGCATTGTTGGGGTATTTACAGAATTTCCATCCAAATTAGTATATGTATATGATATTATGTTGCTTCCTAAATTACTATAAACAGGAACAACAACATTAAAAAAAGCGTTTAATTTGTATGATGAAGCGGGGTAATTTAAATTTATATGACGCAAACAAGTTGCAGTCATGTATGGCATAAAAGTTTCGCTAGTATTATAAACAAAATAATTTCCTGCTGTTCTATCATTTGGGTATGAAATTGTTGTATCATGTCTTTCCCAATAAGAACTTAATAGATTTAATCCGGTGTAAGTTCTATCAAAACGAAAAGTGTTTGTCATCTGTGTCAAATTATCATTAAATGATTTTTGATTAGAAGATAAATCTCTTACTGTTAACAAAAGAGGGATGTTTCCCCTACTAGTTGAAAAAAATAAAGAAGAAAGATTGCAAATCAAACTATCTAATCCAAGGAAATTAAAATTGTGTTTTCCCAACGAATCTCCCACACATTCATATGGTTCTATATTAAATGTTATATTTCTTTCATTCATATTATAATCTTGTTAATGTTTTTTCAAAAACCCATTGACAATCCTTAACCATAAAAACAAACGCATTCATTTCTGATTTTTCATGGGAATTTGCCAAATTTACAATCATGTGTGTTCTTATGTAAGATGCTTTGCTTGTTGTGTTTGTTTTTGAAAAATTACAATTTAGTGAACCACACCTATGACAATATGAACAACCTCTTCCATCACACCAAAATGTTCCCTGTTGACACGGTACATAGCTTGTAAAGCATTGGGAACAATAAGCACATACTCTAACGGGTGCTGAAGTACATACAGTCGAATCGTTTAAGGTAAATGTGGAGTTAATTGCTTGACTGTTTTCTAAATTAAAACTGTATATAATAATTCTTTGTCCTTCAACATAATACGGCAAAGGTGATGTTTTTCTAAAAATTGGATAATACACATCTAACCAGTTTTTAAATCTAGTTTGAATGACGTTGGGTTGATATAAAGCGATATTTGGTCCCTCAGTATATGGATAAAAAACTGTTATTGGTGTTATCCATTTGGCACTATTTGCTTCAAAGGTTGTTGATGCGGTTTGCCATCTTGGAAAATTTGAAGCAACTTCTTTAGTTGCTTCTTTTAAAAAGGTTTTTCTTTCCTCATAATATTGAGCCATTGGTATCCAAAATTTTTGTGCGCTTAATTGAATTGATGATACTAATTTATCTAATTCGTAAGAGTTTTGATTTAATGTAGATAGGGTGTTGCCTATCGAACTTGAAGTTGTAAGCATATAAAGACTGTTCATGATATTAACCCCCATTCATTATTATTTAATTTTCTAAATTTTAACAAAATACATTTAGCAGTATATCTATCGGTATAATTTGGAGTAGTTCCAGAAACTGATAATGTTTTTTTGTTATAGCTTGTGCAATTTCCAGTGGCACACTTATTCACAACTCTTCTCTCACACTCTGCCCAAGGATTCACACACCTTTTTCCCTTTCCTTTCCAATTAAAATTTATGTTACAACCTGCATGTGGTAATAATAATGCACAAGAATTATCAGCCGTTGATGGAACTATTCTTATAAATCTACTCAACCAACCAGCTTGGCCACCATATCTCTCTCCTCCTGCACCAGTACAACATACTTGTGTTGATGGTGCTTGAACTTCACAAGATTCATAAAAACTATTCGAAAAAGAATAATTAAATGTATCAATTTTATATAAGTTAACATTTACGTAAACAATTTGATTATCGACAAAATCTAATGGTTTATAGTTTACTGTTAGCCAATTTTTAACAATATTTTGATACTGAATCGTGTTTGAGTTCCAAGTATTTAATAAATTAATGTAAGGATATATCACCGAAAATGGTTTATTCCAAGATGCACTTAAAGTATTAATAGTAGAATAAAACGAATTATAATTATTTTTTCCTTTGGATGTATTACTAGCACCCAAATTCCATGTAGCACTATTTGCAGCAAAACTTGTGTAAAGTGCATTAAATTGATTTGCGTAAGGAATAAGTTGATCGATTGCTGCGGATAAATTTAAAAAATTGCTGTTAATCAAATCGATAGAATTTGATAAACAAAGTCTTTCATCAATTAAAAAGATGTTGTTGCAGCTTTGGTCTGTTTTTTCAAAATTGTTATCCATATTATGTCCAATTTATTTTATATAATGAAGCATTTGCTGGTGCAATTTTTGATAAGTTAGTTTTAATAGCTTCTTCTATTATTGTTTTTACTTCATTTGAAACGTTTAAATTGTGTATATTAATGTTGTAGTATTTACTTTTGCTACCTGGCATTTGCATTTTAAACCAATTTTTAACATCTTCGACATAAGATCTTTTTCCTATTAACATATTCCAAATCATGGTTTTATCATTTGATCCATATTGAGAAGAATAATAAATTTGTTCAATAATTCCTTTTGTTAAAGACTTACCATAAAGTCTTAAATCTGCAATCTGTCCTCTAAATTTATAACCATCATTTATCTCAATTATATCGTTTAAATTAGTATTTTTTATCGTTTGAATTCCTAGTAATAAAGATGTTCTAAAATCATAAGTTATTTGATATTTTTTAGGCTCAAAATAAACTTCTTTTATCAAATTTGAATCTAAGTAAGTTTTTATATAACCTTCTGTACCATCAAAGGTTAAAACAAAATGATGCCATCCTTCGTTTAATGCGCTTAGTTCATAATCTAAACTATATAATTGTGGCTCATATCTATTGATATCAGCAATTTTAATTTTCCATGCGAACTTTTTATTGATTGTTTTAAACTTGCGAATATTTTGATACCCTGTAATGTCACCTTCACAATATATTATAGGATCATTTTTTTCAAACAATGCAGTAATATCTAGTTTTGTTAATAAATTACCGTTTGTATCTAATTGATATAATGTTCTTTCAAAGGTATCCACTAAAACTAACCTATCTTCTATATTTTTATTTTTATAACAAATATTTGTATTTGCATCAGTAGGAACTCTTATAAAATGAATATGGCGTACAATTCCATTTGCTTGTAAACATGGGTCAACGGGAGCAGATGAATATTTTCCTATTCTAATAGAAAACTCTATTTTTTCTTCATCAGTATTGATTTTTGTTATAGTATCTTGTTCGTGTGCTATCCATAGGTAGTTATCCGCATCGCATGTTAAAGATTGAACATTTCCAATGTTTGCGAAAATTTGACTCGTTGAAAGATCTTGTGGGTTTTTTCCTTTATAAAGGTTTCCTCCTAAAATTTGCCAAGCTGTATTTTTATTATCTATTATTGAGAATGTTCCATAAATTGGAATAACGTTGTCGTTTAAATCAATTTCAATTCTGTTGATGTTTGGTGCGACTTCTACATCATTAACATAAATACCATAAGTGTTGTATTTGACATATCTTTTTAAGATATTATCAAACAAATATATATTTTCTTGACTATCAACTTCTATTTGAGAAACGTTATTAATATAATTTCCATAAAATATTTCAACTAGTTTTTGATCATCTATACTAAATTTAGTTGCCGTATAGTTTATCACATCAACAACCCAAAAACTATAATCTGGCAATCTTAAAATAAAACGATTCTGATTATTTCCTTTAGCTGGTGGTACATAAATTGTGGGATCTATGTTTTCTAAAATTTCCGGTCTAGTAATTGCCACTTCATTAATTTTACCAAATCTATAATTTATATTGTAATATTTGTTGTTGTTGCCATTTACTAAAGTAATAATTGGAGTTGTTAAAGAAGAATCGTTTAACAAACCAAAACCACTGTCATAATAATTTCCAAATATTTGATTACCTTCAACCGCATTCCAATCTTCAACATTTATCCACAAAGATGCTGTTAATTTTGTTTGTTCCAATAAAATACTTTTTGCTGGAAATACGGCATGATTTGTTCCGTCAAGTTGAATATAATCGTTTTTTAAATTTTCTGGTTTATTATAATATAAAATACCATTGTTTTTATATTTTGATTCATCTGTTAATGGATCTGAGTGCCATTTTTCTACGTGTAAAAATTTGGAACCTAATGGTAAATGTGGATCATTGTTAATTTCATCAACATATTCTAGGTAAGATTTTCTGGTTTCTTTTCCAACATGAAAGTATCGATACAAACCAGCGGGTTCTAGATACATCGTTGAAGGAACATCAATAACAAAAGGAGCAGTTGGATCTATTTTCTCGTTATATGAATAAACTTTAGATGTTAAGGCTTCGTTTACTGTATAATATGCAGTATTATAAAAACGATCTAACCAAACATATTCACCATTAGAACTTAAATGAAGCCAAGAACACAACCATGTTCCGTTGGTTATATCTTTATTAATATTTTTTATGGATGGTAGTTGTGGTTGTCCCACATTTGTTTGTGAATAGTCATCTAGTTTGAAAAATATTCTATCGGAAACAAAAGGTATTTCACCTGCCAAGGCACCATCTTCAATTAAACTTGATTCTTGTATTTTTTTTCTAATTGATGTTGGAGCAAAATAAAATGGAACGTCTTTATCTGATTCAAATTCAATTTTAGAGGTGTCGGAATGATATCCCAAATATATTTGAGGTAATCCGTTTGTTTGATTTGTGCCTGAAAATATTTTATGGTAGTCTCTTCTTACTCCCAACTCATTCTCTAATATTTCTGAATTTTTAGCATAATAGGCATAGTTATACTCAGGAGTTTGATAGTTTTTTAATCCATGTATATGTAAAGGATATAATGCTTTATCGTTAGATATTAAAGGATACTCATAAGGAAAAATTCCTAAATAATTTTGACTATATGGCATGTTTGCATATTCAGGGTCTATGTCCAATTGATTTTTTTTAGTAAGAGGATCTATTTTATATTTTGCAAGAAAACTATTTTTAAGATGTTTTTTATTGGGTTCTAATTTTTTATAAGAAATTAATTTAATTATTGCCGATGGTGGAATGTTTGATTGAAAAAATGGTGGTAATGCACTTAACCCAAAAGCAGTAGAATCTAAAACTTGATTCACCAAAATTAAAGGATCGTTTATAACAATTTCTGAAAAATATTCTTTATATTGAAAAAGTATGATATTGTCTTTTCCAAGCAAATAACGAAACTTTTGATTAGAAATTGATGGGAAAATTTTTGGATAAATTATAATGTTTCCTTGTCCACTACCACCAAGCCACGTAAGGTATTTGTCATCTGTTGTAGACTGTATTGTTACATATTCATCTCCATCATCATTGTAAAAATTTAAAATAAAATTGTCTTCAACGGTAAAATTAATTCTTTCGGAAACACATAATCTATTCCAAGGTTCAACACCAAAAGTTGAACTTGATAAAGTTGTATTAATTAATATTTTTGAATCAAAATTTGCTAAAGGTGTTAAGATTGTTTTTAATGGTTCTTTTTCAGCAAAATCAACATTATCATCTAAAAAATTATTTATTTTAGTTAAATCTGTTAAAAACAAACCTGTTTTTTTGTTTAAAGAAACGTCTTTGCAATCGTTTAAACACTCTTGAAGTTGAAACTTTATGCCATTATTAAATACCAATGGGTATGTCTTGATGTTGTATTCTTGGCTTAATAAATTAAGCTCGACAGGATACCAATGCATCTGAGGGACATTATAAAAATTGATAGTATTCGACATCTTTATAATATTTATTTCTTAATCTTGAAATAAGATTAGGTTTCGGTGAAAATAGCTTGTGCTGCAAAGCTTATTGCTTCTGGATCATTCTCTAAAATTGAATAAAATGTCGAATTTTCGGGATCTAGTGTTATAAATGGAGCAATCCCATCAATTTTAGTTATTATAAAATCTGTTTCTTTTCTAAGCATGATACTTAAAAGAGCAAATTGTTTTTCTTTTCCACGAAACACAAAAGAAACATTATAATTTTTGGTATCAATATTATATGCTAATCTTGGTTTTTCAATTTCGGGTGTAAAATTTGACCAAATTGGAGAGTTTTTAAGTTTTAAATTAATTCTGTTTTTTAATTTTAAATTGGTAATTCCTGTTATTAAATCGAATTCATAAAAATATAATATAAATTTAAAAGTTTCATTAAGAATAGATTCATATTGAATTTCAATAAAAAACACTTTATTTTGAACTTCATCAAACCAATAATCAACGGGTGTTGTTTTTCTTGTGTTATAAAAGAAAAATTTAGTATATGGAAGAAGTGAAAAATTTTCATCAACATTTATTTTTTCAAAAAAACATCCACTTTCGGTTTCAATAAAAATACAATCATAAAAAACATCAAATCTATAAATTTCATTATTGATTAATTCATTATAAAATTGAGTTTCTTGTGAATATTTTGCATATATGGCTGACAAAACATTATTGGCACTATCAATATTTCCAATAACGTTTCTTAACCAAAGTTTTCCAGTTGTTTGATCTTGATTATATAAACTCATACGTCATCCATTCCTATGTCAGTAATATTTGTATTTGGTGTTTGTGGAGAAACAAAAGAAATTGGTACTTTGGTTTCAACACTTGTAACATCTTCTTTTTCAAAAGGTTGTAATAATTTATATGGTCGAAATTGATTATTTTGTATATTGATGTTGTTGTTTTCCTCTTTATTTTCCCATTTGACCAATGCAGGTAAAAGATAATTTGGAACATCGCTTTCAAATACATAAAATATCTTATCATCAGGTCCAAACATTCTTGTAGAAATTAAGTGAAGATTTTCAAAATATCTATTTTCAGCATTATCACCATCTAAATTTGGAGGATCCAGTACAAGATTAACAAAGTATTGTTTAAATTCACTAAATCCTAATGAATATATTTTAACTTCAACGGTTATGTATTTTGTATTTGTATCAGATAAAAAGAAGGTATTTTGTTGGGTGTAATTTCTTGGATCGCCCGGTTCAGCCGAGTAAGCCAAATTCATCGTATCAACGCCTGTATTTGAATAATAATAATTTTGTGTAATAATATTACCATCACCAAAATTATATTCAATTTTATAAATTTTATTATCAACGTCCAATGCAGATGGATCTAATGTTAAAGTAAATGGAGCATATGTTGCAATATTTGTTTGACTGAAAAATGTTTGACCGATTGTAACCGCAGTCAATGGTACAGGTGAACTGTCTGTTGGTGAAAATATAATAATGTTTTGAAATTCATCACCAATAACAATAGGAATAAATTGTACACCACTAGCAGAACTAGCCAATGACATTAATACTGTTTGCGAATTCACATTAATATTTAGATTTAAAATTAGTTAATTGTACATCTTCTAGGATGACGAATATTATTGGTATCAGCGAAGTTGAGAGCACACATGCGCGTATTATTCCAACCACAACTAAAAAGGTCTCCTTTTTGTGTAGCAGCTAATAACACATTACCACCAGCCCAACCGTAAGGACAAAAATCTATGATTTTATCTTGTTTTGGAAAAAGCATTGGTCTAAAGAATCTATTATGTTCAATGGGTGATGTGCTGTCGGATGGATAGGGTCCTCTTCCGCACTGTCCCGCTCCATTATATCCAGTTGCATACAATATACCATTTTCTGATAATGCATAAACTGATGCATAATCATAAGTTGAAGTTGTGCCACTACCCCAAGCTTGACCTGCGACGATAACTTTTTTAAAATTGATGTTCTCTAAACCGTCTGGAATCGTAGGTACGTGTGAGTTTGTTGTACCGTTTCTTCCCAAATAACCTAAACTGTTATACCCCCAAGTAACCAATTTGCCGTCAGTTCTAATTGCAGCCACGATTCCATTGTGATATCCACTGGCAGAAAAGCTTTTAATAGTTCCTAAACCAGAAACTTCTAATAAGTTATTTCTGGCTGTTGTTGCTGTTGAAACTCCTAATTGGCCATATTGGTTGGAACCGCAAGCAAAAAGTCTATCTCCATTTTGTATAAAAGTTGCTCCAGAATTATTCCAATGATGGGCAATTACGGCATCTGCTTTTATATTCGGTATTTGTGTAAAAACAGTTTTTGCAGCACCATCAATACCAAGCATAGGACCATATGAACCTCTAACATAAATATTTCTTTCATTATCGATAGCGAAAGCAATATGACCATTTGATGTGAATTGATCTGATTGGGTCCAAACTTTTTGGATATTTTTACCAACAATATTACCTGTTGTAATTAAAGTTGGTACTCTGACATCTGCTGCCAATCCAGTTCCACCACTCCATCCCCAACCATATAATCTTCCATCGGATGTTACAGCAAAAGCCCAAGGGTACATGCCAAAATACGGCGATGCATTATAACTATGCCACCAACCATGACTCATATTGTTATTACAGCTAAAATGAACAACATTTGGTAATGCTATTTTTTTCCAATAAGTAAGAACTGTTGATACTGCATCATTAGTTCCTAACTGTCCATATTGATTAACACCAATAGACCAAAGGTTGCCTAAATTTGTTAAAATATATTTATTAGTGTGGTTTGTATATATTTTTTCTATAACTTCATTAGGCTCAAAATCTGGAATTTCCACAGAGAAAAATCCTTCTCTAGTTTGAGTAATATCTGTACCAAAACCAATTTGAGGACTTCCATAATCATCCGCACCAGCAGAATAAAGTCTTCTATCAGCAGATATAAATACCGACATTCTTGCCGTATTTCCCAAATTTTCAACATCTTGAAAAGAATACCATTTTTTAGATAAGTCTAAATTTGTAATTCCCGTACCATCACCGAAAATTGTTCCTGTTGCACTGATGTTTCCAACAACCGTTAAACTTTGATTTGCATTTGGAGTATTGATACCTACATTTCCAGCGGGTGTGATTCTTATACCTCTGTTTTGAGTTGACCATTGGGCCAACGTCAACCCTCCAGTATTAACGCCGCCATTACCATGATATATTATAGCTACGTCATTAACTTGTGTTAATGGACTATAATTTCCAATTTGTGTATTATCCAAGAACATTAAAGTTCCACCATTTGTAGATGACATTCTTATATCTGGTGATGCACTAGGAACAGTTTGTTTTCCAACAATATCTAAACGAATTCCTTGATCAACAACTGCTCTTCCCATCGAAACGCTTCCATCGTTGTCTATAGCAAGACTTGGAGACGGGTCGGCTGCTTGATCTTCAACAACTAAAGCATAGCCACTTCCTTGTTGGCTTACAAAAAGAGCGGTTCCAGAGCCTTGATTTACGATAACTGCGGCAGATCCGTTTGGAGAAAGATTATTAACTAAAAATGCATCGCCAGTATTTGCCGTGTCATTTGTAACGGTAAGAGCGTAATGATTTGTTGAATTTTGGTAAATTGATAATTTTGCATTTGATGGATTTCCATTGTTGATACCAACATTTCCAGTAGATCCTTGTATAGTAAGTTTTGTTGTGCCATTCCAAACTCTTAAATCTGGTGTACTTGTGTTATTATAAGCATCAATTAACCAACCTAAACTATTATCAGAAGATCGATTTAATACAAGTTGTCCACCCTCGTTAGCTGAATCTTCTCTTGAAAGAACTAAATTTCTAATTGTTGCATTTGATCCTACATTTAATGTTGGAACTGTTAAGTTTCCTGACATGGTTCCACCTGAAAGAGGAACAACGTTTGGAATAAATGTTGGAACTGCTCCGAAGATTACATATTCCAAAACATAATTTGGTGCTTTAGTTGGTTCTGTGAGAACAATTCTGTTTAGATTTGCCTGATCATCATAGTCATAGTTAAGAACTAATTTGACACCGTTTAAGAAAATATCCAAACCATCGGGATTGTGTGCAGGAATTCCGTCAACAATTGTTGTTCCTGCATCAGTAATAGTAATAATACCACGAATGGCTTGGTAGTTTGCACTATTTGCTTGGAATGTTGAAAATACAGAATTCCATTGTGTAGAATTTCCTCTGCCGTCATAAACAATTGCATTGGAACTTATATTTCCAACAACTGTTAATTTTTGGTTTGGTGTGGTTGAACCTATTCCAATATCACCAGAAGTATTTAATGTTATTCTAGCAGAAATTGTTGCTGCTGTATTATTGCCTGTTGTATTGTTAGGAGCATACCAAAGGGTTAAATTATCAGATGTTTGTCCGAATGCATATCCATGACCATTATCTAAATATTCCCATCTTGCTTGATTTGGATCATAAAATAAGTTTATCCCAATCACTCCAAAATTAGGAGTTACCAAATGGTTTGTTGTGGTAACACCGCTAACATGCAACTCACTAACCGGGCTTGCAGTATTAATTCCAAAAAACCCGTTTGTATGAATTCTTGCTCTTTCAGTTGTGCTTTGGCGGAATACTATTGGTGCCGATGTTGTTCCTGTAGAAATTCTTAATCCACCAGTAACACCAGAACCACTAGTCCAATCAACAATATCGCTGGTATCTTCTGTTAATGCAATTACAGTATTGGCATTTGCTGTTCCTGTAACGAGTTCAAATTGAGCCTTAGAGTTTGTTACAGTTGAATTGTTTGTAACACGCATCGAAGTTGTAGAACCGTGTCTTGCACTTGTTACATTGAACAAAGTCGTTGTAGCCGTGAAAGCTCCAATTGAACCTGCAATTTGTAATCTTTGTTGTTGTGATGGTCCTTCAAAAACTCTGAGTTCTGGTGTAGTTGTTGAACCAAAAGTATCTATGTGCCAAGCTATAGCATTATCTGATGCTCTTCCAAATTGTATTTCCCCGCCTTCGTTGATTGAATCAGTTCTGCTGAATTTAACAGCACCTGCAATATCCATGATACCAGTAGTAGCAGGATCTGTTGTGTTAACACCTACTCTACCTGCACTGGTTATTCTCATTCTTTCCGATCCATTAGAAATAAATCGGAAGCTATCGTCTGATGGTTCAATTAAAAGATAATCATTATTTCTATTTTCAAACCTTCCTATTTGTGAATAGACTATGTTTGATGCACTTACGTTTCCAACAACTGTTAATCTTTCATTCGGAGTTGTTGTATTTAAACCAACAAATCCTCCAGATTTAACAACAACTGTATCTGCATTATTATTTTTAAAGAAAAGATCTTTTCCAATATCAAATGTGTAATCTATGTTAGTTGATGTGCCGATTCTATTAGATGTCCCATATGCACCAACTCCCAATGCATAGTTATTTGAAAGATTATTAATTCTTATTGGATAATCTGTAGTATTATTCGAGTTACTTAAAATTGTTAATTTGTTTGTAGGGGAAGATGCACCTATTCCAACATTACCATCTGTATCAATTACAAATGGAGTTGTATCAGAATTAACGTCTTCTACTAAAAGTGCATTTCCTGTTCCCGTTTGTGTGATTCGTAAACCAGCACCAGCACCAGCTTGAGTTATAAGAACAGCAGGATTCGAAGAATTATCGGTTACGTGTAAGATGCTAGTTGGTGTCAGTTGGTTAATACCAACATTTCCAGTATTCAAAACTGTAACTCTGGCAATGTTATTTGTTTCTAATGTTAGATTAGTTGAATTGTTTGTTCCAACTGTTACTGCACCAGTATTTCCACCATTTAATACCCAATTAGCACTATTTGAATTTACTGTTGTTGCAACTTGGCTTAAATTGATACGATTTGTGTTGACGTAAGAATTTACATCATTAATTGTTGCGCTCGTATTATTGATGTATGATGTAGCCTGAGAAATATTAGAAGATAATGTGTTAAAGTGAACATAGTTACTTTCCCATCTTGCAGACAAAGCACAGACTCTGTTAAAGTTAGAAACCCAATTACGACTGTCACCACCTGCACCACCGGGCACTAAAAAGTATCCCGATAAAAACATATTTCTTCCAACAATTACATCTTGAGCTACTCCAAGATTAGTACCAAACGTTCCACTGGTTTCAACAATCAAATTTGAAGAAGTTACAGGAATAACTTGAGCATCAATAACTGTAAATCTTTGTGCTGTCAACGCTCCCAATACAACTAAATTTGCAAAAGGACCGAATGTTAAATTTCCTGAAAACCCAACGTTTCCAGTTACTAATCCACCAGAAAGTGGTAAAAATCCATTAGTGTATGCATATGTTGTGAATGAAGCACTGTTGGCATTATAATGGCTATAATTGCTTACAATGTTTCTATTATTTTGATTTATGAAATTTCTAGCAGAAAGCTCAAATCCGCTTGTAGAATTCCATGTAGAATATACCGAATTCCAATTTGCAGATGTTCCATTTACAGTAGAAACTACTTGTGCTGTATTTGCTGTTAATGGGTTCCAATAACTATAAACACTCTCCCATCTGGCGGATAAAGCGCATACGTTGTTAAAGTTGGAAACCCAGTTACGACTGTCACCACCTGCACCACCAGGAATCGTCATTACCCCTGAAAGATGAAGATTTCCTGTTCCGATTATATTCCCTCTTGTAGAGAGGTTTCCCAAAAGAGACAGTTTTTCATTAGGTCGATTGACTCCAATACCCAAAGAATCTAAAAGGTGTATATTAGTTGCACTTAAAGTAGAATTTGAACTTAAATTTCCATTAATTGTTAAATCTATTAATGGGTTTGCTGTTTTAATACCAACATTACCAATATTATTGATGACAAATGGTGTTGTATCATTTATTTCATCGAATACTTCTACTGCATTACCTGTTCCGGTTTGAACAATATACAAACCATCTAAATTATTATTTGCAGAAATAGTTATTGAATCTGTAACAAATATCTGTTTAGCACTTAAAACATTTGAAGTTGAAAGTTGATTGATATATGTTATTGCATTTTGATCAATATAATAAGCAGTTAAAACACGCGAATGCGTAGACCCTGATGTATTTGAAGTAAAAACAAAATTATTAGATGATTCGTCGTAATAAAAAGTAAAACCTGTTAAACTTGTTAATTCTGTTGTGTTGGTTAATGTGTCAATTTCACCAATAAAAAATTCAGGATTTGATCCATCATTTGGTGTTCTGTTATATAATTTTATAAATCTTGAAGATAAATCTACGGTTAAAAGATTTGTTGATGCTTGGTTTACCCAAGTAGCATAATCTTGTTTTTTGGTATAAAGAATGACATCTTTTGTTTGGACTTTTCGGGTAACACCCTGCTGCTGCATTGGTAAAATTTCTTCACCATCCAAAGGAATTCCTATTGGTAATTCTGTGATTAACTTTGTTCTGATATCTGCCATGACTTATTAATATTTAGGATGTTTGTAAGATAAACCAACCAATCGTACTTCTATCATTTGCGTGTGTAGATGATATTGTAAAGCTAACTGATGGGATTCTTGTTCTGATAAATGGTGTTCCAATATTTACAGATGAAGTTTGTGGGGTTAACAGAACAATCGAACTGGCTTGAATTGCTGTTGTGGTTACCAAAGCTGAAGAACCTGCCACAAGAGTAGTAAATCCCACTGTTTTATAATCCCTTGAAATATTAAACCCACTAACAGTTAAACCTCCACTTGAACTCAAATTACCATTAACACAGAAAATACCTTGAAATGGAGCATCTGGACTTGCTATTGGATCATGTCCTGCATCTGGATTATAAGGATCTGTGTTTGTGTGATGATTTTTTCTATGAAATTTAGAATGAAACCTATTCATTTGTTGTTAAATATTTATCTGTAAGTTTTATTAATCAAAGCTATTTATTCTTGATACAAAGGATTTGCTATTTGATTAAAATCTTTGCAGCAAGAAGCTGATGCTTTCCCCCATGTGGTTGTTGGTGCATATTTAACAGGAAAATCATTCTCCAGTTCAATATATGTAATTGGGTTTATGTTACAAATTCGAATAACTGGCAAACTTAAATTGTAACAAGACATTGCTCGCCACGACCAACAAAAAGGAGAAAAGCATCCATTATTAAGTCCCGATTGAACTCTAATATCTGAAACGGTGAGATATTCTCTTAAAATATCTAAAGAATCATATATTTTTTTGAATTCTCTATTTAATACAGGAGGAACATGGAGTTCATTTACCCCCACTCCAATATTTTCATTTTCGATATCATTAGAAAAACTAGGAAGTTCGTCAGTAGAAATTGGGACTAATGTAAAGTAAGAAACGGTTCCTGATGGAAGTTGTTCAGTAGCAACAACAAATTTAGAATTAAAAATATTTCTAAAGTTTTTAATGTTTTGAACCAAACGAATCATGCAACGATTATAATTTGTATCATCTGCAAATTCATTTCTATTTAAAAGAAGCTGGTCTAGTGACCAATAGCGTTGTTCTAATCCATCACCAATTCTATATAGTTGAATTAAATCCTGTATTTTTAAAATACATCTATCAGAACAAATCAACATAGAATGATATGGTGATTGTTTGATATAGTTATAATTTAATTCACTACTATTTGGTATGTCAACATCTCCGATAAAAGTTCCACTTATCGTATATTTGTATATGTTTTTTCTTGTTAAAACATAGAAAAATTCCCCTGCTTCATCAAAACTAATTTCCACTAATTCTTGTGAATCAAAAGTTTCTGGTAAATCTATAATTTGAAACGGTACAGTATTAAACTGATCAAAAATAAATACTCTTCTTTGGTTTGTTAAAACATATAAGAAAGATATGTCAGCACTAGGATGAACTGCCAAAGCTTCCGGTTGTTCATTATCAAATGCTTCATCAAAATATGTAAATGTCCAGTTTAAATCAGATGTAAATTGTTTTACACATTGATTGTTATAATCAAGAACATAAACAAAATCATTGGCATAAATTATTTTTGATGGTGCATTAAATTTATTGGGTTCGTCTCTTTTTCCAAAATTACCTATAATCAATTGAACATTGATTTGTGGAACAAAAGAAAAATCTAAATTGAATTTATAGATTCTATTTCTAACATTATCCGCAACATAAACATAAGAAGAATTGTCTGAATCTGTAAAAGAATCAATACTAACTGGACTTGGAATTAATGGACGTATATCTTCAATATTTTCAAAAAACCTTTCTTGTGGAATTTTTCCAGAAGAAAAAGCTCTAAATTCTGTTCCATCAATAACTAATAAATGGTCTTTTGTTTCAGAAACACAAATAATATTTGAAAAGAATTTTTTGTTGTATTCAACATTATTTAAATTTTCATTAAAAGTAACTCTAAGTGATGCCAAATATGGTTTATCCCATTCGAAAAATCCATAATCTTTTGTGTTCCACTGAATACCTCTTGCCGTATTGTTTTCTTCGGTTCCTAACCAACCATAAAATAAAGTTGGAGAATTTGTATTAATTGTTTGTGAATTAAATTTTAAATATTCAAAGTTATTATACAATCTCGTTATACTGGTGTTGAATATATCAACATCCCCAAACTCATTAGGTTGAATGTCTATTTGATCTAACGTATATGTATTTTCTAATTCATCACCAAAATTTAAAATTGTTTCATTTAAAAATCTTATTTTTTGCTGATCATATTTTGGCCATTCCGTATAAATTGTAATTGGAGATTCTAAATTAAATTTTTTAATTTCTCCAGTATTATAAATTACATCAAAAGAAAGATTGTAGATACCAGACTCTTTATAAACGTGTCTTACTGTATCATTGATGTCAGAATATTCAATGTTTGATCCAACTTCATTTGGTTGATCAAATTCCGAAGTTGAAAGATCTCCAAAATTTGTACGATACGATGTAATATAAAGATTTTGATTATTTTCAGGTGTTTCAAATTGAATAAAAATTTCTTGTCCTGTCAAAGCAAAATATGTAGAAACATAAACTTCTGGTATAACACTCGTACTATATGCGACCAGTGTTAATGGATTGGCAGTAACGGGTTGATTTATAACTTTCCATAACGGTCTTTCCCCAATGTATGCTTCTGGTTCGCTATAAAGAAACGGATACGTCAACCCTCTTCCTTGGTTATATAAGGCATACACATCAGGACCTTCTAGTGACCTATACCAAATTCCCATTTCGTCTATTTCTACTGAACGATTTTGGCCATTAATTCTAAATGGGTAATTGTTAGAAATTGACATATAGTCCAACAAAGCATCAGATAAAAATACTTCATCTACAACCTGAACATTGTTGATCCAAACGCTCAACAATTTATTTTTGGCCGAAAAAACAATATGATTCCATTTATAAGGTTCTGGATATGGTCCACTATATATCGCAGCATGATCATATAAAGGATTGTTATCATAAATTACCATTGGTGATGTGGTAATCATAATTCCGCTTAACGGATTATTGACGTTACCGTTTGATGTTTTCGTTATAAAATTATCTATTCTTTCTATTTGAGACTGAGGAACGTTTAATTTTTGCCAATATGAAATTGCCCAATCTCCTTCAAAGTTTATTCCTGTTGTTTGTAAAAACACACCAGTAACAGAAGCTGAAAGAGATCGAGATCCAATAAAACCAATACTGGTTAGTGGTAATGAGCTTATAGATGGAATAGACGACAACATTAAGTTGTATCCATTTCCAGTTGAATCAATTCTATTTCCGCTTACTTCATTAAAATTCCAATATGCTATGCAATTTGCTGTTAATGGTGTTACTGGATACAAATCAAATGTAGATGGTGGTATCCATACTGGCATGTTTCCTGATGCGGATAAATTTAAACTATTATATTTGTATTTGCTAATATTAAGTGATTGTGTAGGATCTCCAACAGCCAAAATAAATAATTGATAACTTCCTTGTAAAGCTGGAACAAATTGATTTACTTTCCATGTGGGGGAAGAAAGAGTATAAACTATTACGTTACCTGATAAAATTTCTTGAAAATTTTGTGTTGGAAGTCCAGAAAGAGGTTTTCCTCCCTCTCCAGTAAAAAATTGATCAACTGTAATAATTCTATTTTCATCAATATCAATTGATGTGATAGTTGAACTAAATGTCAAATAAAGTGTATCGTATTGTTTTAATTTTGGAGATTGTGTAAATTTTGCTGAAACTGGTACTGTAGAACTAAAGGGAATAGTAAAAGCAAAATTATTAAATGGTAAGGTTACAATACTATTTCCTGATAATGTTTGATATGTAAAACCATTATATTCTGGATATTTTTCACCAAAACTTGCTAAAGTTATTTTTAATCCTGTATTTTGGAAAAATTCCGTTCTAAACGGTATTTCTACATATTCAAACTTTGAAGTAATTGTATCAACATATGTCAGATCATCACCGGAATAAACTTTATAACTATCAAAATAAACTTTATTTGCAGATATGTAAAATCCATGAGTTTCTGAAATAGTGTTTGCATAAGCTGTTGGATTAACTGCTAAAGTATAATCATTTTCCTGCAATAGTGTCACATATCTACCACTAAGTCCCCACATAAAAGGAGGATATAGTATAAATTTTAAAGGATCAAAAAACACAGCCGATGGTTCGGTGTAAATGGTAATTTGAGTTTTTGTATCAAATCTTTCTGTCCAATTTGGGATTAATGCTTTTATAGCAGATAATGTTATGGTTGTTACTTTAATGTTTGGGTTTGATATTCTATATCTAAAAGCTGAAATATCCGAGAAATTTGTGGATGATAAAGCAGATAAAGTACCATTATCGCTTGAAGCTAACCAAGCAAAACTTTGAGCACTTAAAGTTGGTAAAATATCCGTATTGGCAAAAAATACAAAATTATTATTATCACTGTTTGGTCTAGTAATTACATATTGATTATTTCTTGTATCTGATATAGTAACACTAGGAAAACCGTTATAAGTTGTTTTAAAATCAGTATTAAAAACGCTTTTTGCTGGATATGCATCCAGAGTTAAAGAAAATTCACCCGAAATTGGTGGAACTGAAATGTTAGAAAATAAATAAAAACTTATTAAATGTGAAAATGGAGTAGATGGATCAGAAACAAGATCCATGTCATACTTGTTTTTAACTTCAACATAGATTGAACTTAAAACTGTAGCCAATCCTGATTGACCGTATTGATATTGTGCGCTTAAATTTTTATCATAAACATTTACTGGAATAGATCTATCATCAACATCTTCATCGTGCTTCCAAGTCCAATACATATAAACATCATCACCATTAAATGTTTTTGGAATATCAAATTTTTGACCTTCATATTCCAAAAAAGCTGTCAATCTAAATTGTTTAGTATCAAAATTATTAAAAACTGGATTTAACAAACCAATTTGAAATTTTTTATTTTTGTATATATTAAACAGTGACTGGTTAGTTTGGATGCTATCAAACAATCCCCAAAACTGTGAAGAAAATGTAATTGTTGTAGTGTCCTTTGCATAACCAGATACACGTACAGTATGTGTATTAAAATCAAATAATATAGGTTGGTTTGGTGTTATCTTTTGAAGAAAATTTCCATCAGAGTCAATAGCATTAATTGATACTAAATTTGAAGATGGGCTAACATTCCAACTTATAAAAGTATCTCTTAAATCTCTAAAAGGAAAATCATTCATAGAAGTTATTGATTTTACCGTCAAATCAATTTGATTTTCTTTTTCATTTAATACTGTTAAAAATAAATCAGTATCTATGGTTTGTACAGATCCTGCTGCAAAGTCTTTCTTGAAATTATATTTTGAATCGATGTTTGTACCAATTGATGTACTTAAAGATGGATTTAATACAAAATCCATTTCTCCATATTGTTTATTATAATAAATTTTAAAAAATTGTGCGGATGCCGCATTTATCCAAGGTGTAGAATTTAAATTATAATTAAAAAAGTTAATGTTATCTGGACTATATTGTGCAGTTACTGAGGACAAAACAACTCTAAATAAAGAAATATCTCTTGATGCAAAATTAACATTTATTGGTGTAAATCTAATTAAATCTTTTGTAGCATAGGATGTTAAATCCAAAACCAGTGTATTAAAATCTGTTGTCAATACATTTTTAAAAACACAATTTAAATCATCTTCTGAAATAATCTGACTTGATAAATAAAAATTTAAATAAGACGTATCGCTGTTCTTATTAAAACCTAAAGAATTTGCATCAAAATATGTTTTATATGAATAATAATGTGGTGGATATTTTAAGTTCCAAACAGCAGTATCAAAATTTTGTACGTTAGAAGCAACTTTAAACCCACTCAAAAATTGAACATTTTGAAAACCTGAACCAACTTTAAACGACAAAATGTTAGAATGTACTGAAGTGTTTAAAATTCTGCCATAGTCAGCAGCATATCGAAAACCTAAATTTGTATTTGTTACCGCCGAAACAAGTGGAATTGAATTACCTATATTGTTTCTATATTTGTATATGAAAGTTTTTAAATTAGAATTAGAAACGTTTAACTCACATTTTAATATACAATTAGAAATATCATCAAGAGCAAGTTCATTTAGAGAACTTTGTACTAATTGAAATGTTTCTATTGAAGAAACTCTAGGATCATAACGAGAAATATAAGCAGATATAAAGCCATTAACATATCGATAATTTTCTGTGTTTTCTTGAGCTATTCCAGCATATTGTTGTTCATCGGGAAACCCCGTTTGAAAAGTAAATGGAGGATATATAACATTGAAATTAAAAGATGTATAATCCGGTCTTATGTTTACTGGATTGTTTAAAATCATTGCATTTCTATCGAAATTATAAATTTGAGAAGAATATATTTGTGGAAGTTGTCTATCCAAGTAAAATTCAAAACCACTAATACTGTAATTTAAATTAATATTAGTTGGTAAATTTTTATATTTTGGTTTATAATTTATATGATTAACATAAGCATCAACATCACCCGTAGTTGTTAAATAATAAAACGATTGAGCACTTAATAATACAGCGGATGTTACAAATTCAAAACTGTTATCATTAATTTTTTTAGCACTAATCGGTCTTAAATATAAAGAATAAGGATATAATATATAAGAGTGAAATTCTGTAAAACCTTCTGGATTATCTAAATCAATTTGAAAATAATTAAATGCAGGTCCCGCATCTATCAATCTTAATGCAGATGGAGAAAACGTGAAAAAAGTATTATTAAAAACTGACATTTGATAATAATCTTCTTCTAATTGATTATTTTCTAAAGGATTGTTTTTTGGACCTAATGCAGTGGTAGTATTTTTGTAACTAAAAACATTTGTTAATAATCTAGGATCAACACTTTTAATTGGTGTGTTAAAATATTTAAAATTATTTTGGAAAATGACATAGCCCAAATTTGGGCTGATAACATCATAATTTGGAACAATTTGATATGTTTCATTAGGCCAATTGCCTGTATGGGTTATGCTAAATGAATCTGCCATGTTTATCTTATATATTTAGATTAAAAAACCTAGTTTCAAGCAGACTCTAATAATTTTAATCCTTTGTATAATTCATAAGCAAACGAGGTTTCCATAGCTTTTTCATCCCCAAACCAAAATTCACTAGAAGAATTATAATATTGTAAAGTTGTATTTGGATTATCCCAATCAATAACACCTTCAACTTGTTCATTAGATGTCGTTGGAATATATTCATAAAATTCGTAATAAAGGTTCCAATCATCACCTAATTTTAGGAAATCAGCTAATATGTTAATATCATAAAAAGAATTTCCAGCAATGTTTCCAGTTTGTATGAGATTATATTTTTGAAGAGATTTTATTTTTAATAAAACTGGTTTTCCAGCATAAATTGAATCGTTAATATCAATTTTATTTCCTCTATTTAAAATTCCATAGTTTCCGCCATCGGAAAAATTATAAGCACTTTTATCTTTATCCCCCCAAAGAATTGATTTATTAATACTAAAAATATCCATCATTCTTTTAATAAAAAATGGATAATTTAAACGAAAATCATCAGAATCCAAATCAACCGATGCTGCCAAGTTATATAATGCATTTATATCACACTCATCAATGTCTGCTTGGTTTTTGATAAAGTTAGCTACTTTTTCATAAGAAAGTACACCCAAATCATCGTGTAAATCTTTTCCAAAAATTGCTTTTAAAAATTTATTATACAAAAATTGACTATTTTTTAAACTTTCAACAAATGTTACGGATTTCATTTGTTCAGTAAAATCATGATTTTCGTTTCTTTTAAAGATTTCATATGGATTTTTATCATAAAAATCTAAATGTCTAGAAACCCCAGAGATTGTTTTATTTAAAGTTGATATATTTCGATATTTGTTTGACCACTTCCAACTTGTCCAATCTCCTGTTGCCATTATTGAATTTACCCAAGGATGATATTCTACTTTTGTAGGAGGACTAATACTAACAATTGGTTGTAAAATTTGTGTAATGTCTCTTATTGTTATTTCGTTTTTATCATCAGGATAAAAATTAAATCCTTTGGGGTTTACATAAAAAGTATCTTCAATATTTTTATTGATAGTATTAAAAACAACAACTTTGTTTTCAAAAGAATTTAAAATATAAAGATATTTGTTTCCATTAAAAGCTATTCCTTTTAATGCAGTTTCATCTATGTTTCCTATAACTTCAAATGTTATAGCATTTTGTCCTTTTATTGTAGAAAGTGTTTCTAGATGTTGTGTGGGTTGCAATCCTAGTTCTAACTGCGTTCCCCAAATATATAATCCATTCAAACTAAATGCTGACAATGCACTAGCAGCAGCAGGATCAAATAAACCAACATCAAAACCAGAAAATGCTGTATTGCTCAATGGGCTAAATTCGCTTGATAATTTATTGTTATATACTGCACATAAAAATGGTGCAAATGAACTTGAAGTTCCGATATAATTGCTTGAAACACCATTATGAAGATTGATAGTAAATACGTTTTGTAGTTCTGTAGTTGTTCCTGTAATGTAACAACGATACCAATTACCCGAAAGATCAATCCCCGCAGTTCCTGATAAACTTGTTAAAGATGGAGATCCCGCAGATGGAACGTAGAAAATAGTTCTGGCGTAATTTGAACTGTTAGGACTTGATAAACTTAATTGTATATATTGGCGTGTGTCGGGTTTGACATATACGGATGCAGTTTGTTGGCCAGAGATTTGAGCACCTGTACTATTAAAAATAAAATACTGAGAAAGATTATTTTTATCTTCTAAAATATATTCGGCTGTTGGTGTGTTGTTGGGGGCTATTCCCGCATTTTCTAAAGCTAATACATTATTTTTACTCCAATAGTTACTTGATAGTGTGTTACTCCAAAGCAAGTAATTGGTGGATGATGTTTGAAATATAAAATTTTTAGTATCAATCCAATCAGGAATATTTGCATAAATTCCTTCCATTGGTATCTTGTAAGAAGATACAACATTGTTAATAATTGATCCAATATATTGATAACTATGTGTAAACCAGATATTTTGATGATTATCTAAAGTTAGATGGTTTATGGATTTAAATGGACCAAACGTATTTAATAGAACACCATTTGTGTTTCTTTTTTCCAAATAACTTTTTTCTCTATAAACTTGGTTAGTGAGAGCAATCCAAACGTTATTTTGGTTATCACATAAAATTTCTGTAGGTGATGAATAAATTGGATAATTTATAGATGATAAAACAACACCATTAGAACAAACTTTAGAAACAAAACTGTTAAATGGATCAGAGTAAGATACCCAAACATTATTTTCTTTATCTGTATCAATACCAGTTGGTTTTGTGTGATTTTGTAAAAAGCTAGTTGATGATAATTTAATATTTTGACTGTCTATAAAATATTCTTTTGCTAAATTAGAAATGTATTTTGTTGCCGAACTCCCAAGTTCAAATTTTGCACCCCAAACATGTAAACCGCTCCCTATTGTTCCTGTATAGCTGCTTACACTATTATGTGGATATATTCTAATTCCGATTCCACCATTATTTGTTGGTTTTATTGTTACTGTGCAAAGCCACCAACCATCACCAACGTTTGTTATTGACCTAGAAATTAATTCACCTCCAATAGTAGTTCCGGTTAGTGTGCCATTTGAAAAATTAAAGGTGTTAGATTTTGCAGAGGTCAATGCATCAACCGTTGTTGTCGTATCAATATAAACGAGCATTGAATTTTTTTCGCCAGATTTACCATAAACAGAAAACGTATATTCTGTATTCGCTAACAATCCATTTGAAATTTCATATCTAATATAACGACCCACTGATGTTGTTGATGTCTCATATATTTTAGAAGAAGTGTAAGAATTTTCAGGAGATAATATTGAATTTGAAGAAACTTCAATATGTAAAGAGCTTGAAAGCGACCATTTTTTAAAATTTTCTGAATAATCAGCACTTAACCAATCTGCTATCGTTGTTGTGGAAAATGGTGTATTAAAATTTATAAAACCAGAATCGTTGTTATTATTTGTTAAACTTAATAATTTTCCTTGTGGATCTAATTTTAGAGTAGATGTTGTATCGTGTAAAGTCACCCAAAGATTTTGTTCTCCGTCTAAAACACAAAAAGCAGGAGAAACAAATTTACTTGAAGCATTTCCTAAAATTGTTCTTAAATCTATAGAACATAATGTATTTCCATTTGAAGAAAATCTATACAGTTTATTCAAATCTGAATCAATAGCCCATGCATGGTAACATGGAAGAGGTAGTGCTGCTATACAATTAATTCCGTGACTGCCTGTAATTGCCATTGCGTCCGTTGTATAGTCAGGATCGAAAGAAATTGGTACTTCAAAACTTTTAACTATTGCTTTATTTTGATTTTTTGCTGCATTACTGTTGAAAAACAATTTACTAGTGTGTGGGTTTTTGATGTATTGAACCACGTTCATAGTACCTGCTGCTTGGTTTGGTATCCAAATTAAAGGATTAAAATAGTTACCAGAAAGTTCAGGAATATTAAAATTAATAGCTGCACTTAAGGTTTCGTTTAATGCAGTAGATTTTACTACCATCGTTCCTTTATAATATCCTGCTACTTTATATGTTGTATCATCCACATATTTAAATTCTAAAGGTTGTGGTGATATATATGAACTTAAATTTTGAAAACCAACGCTTAAAGGAATAGAACTAGTATTGTCAAAAGGAAGATATTCAGTAAAAAATGAATCAGGTTGCCACAATTTGACGCCATTTCCATCACTCAGTAAATCGGGATACTCCAAAGATTTAAAATTTGGATTTATAATCAATGGTATTTTTGAGTTCACCCAACGTGGGTTACTATGTTCTCTTATACCATTTTCTGTAATTCTTAACTGGTCTGGTGTTCTCCACAAAAAAATATAAGGTAATATTACTTGAGCTAAACTATTGCTATAACTTGGAATGTTTGGGCTTAAATTTTTAGGATCACCAAAAGATTTAGTAGCACTAGTTGCCAAAGTTGCAATGATAGATGTGTGTGGTTGTCCTTTTATTGCTAAGTCAAAATTATAGATATCATCTATAAAATAAAATTCGGCAGTCCCAGTTACTCCTGCAACAATTCCGTTTGGATTTATTTTTCCATTTTCATCGACTTTTATGACGGTATCTTCGGTAATAATTTGTGAAATTTGTTTTCCATTTTTGTCAACAAATCTCCATTGGGGTCTTAAAAATGTCCATTTGTTTGTTGGATCTTGTGGAGAATATGAGCGAGAAAAATTTGCGTATAAATCTATAACATGTGTATCTAAATCAGGTGAAGTTATGTTTATTTTAAAAGGATATCTATTTAAATGTCCTGCAAAAGTTGGAGGTGGAACATAATCAAAGTAAATTGAATTATTAAGATATAGATCAACATTTATATTTTTTGTATAAACATCATAAGAGCTTACCCCATAATAAGCATTTAAAGTTACTTCAAATGAACTGGGAGTAACAAAAACATGCGTTGGATTTTTTTCTCTAGATCGAACACCGTCACCAAAATCCCAAAGATATTTTGTATAGTTATATGCTGATAATCCATCAACATTAAAACTAAAATTAGTAATATCTACATATCCTTTATCTGGATATACTATAAAATTTTCTTCCTCCATATTTTATTAAAAATCAGCAACTTTAATTGTTCCTGTTGGTTCGTTTATTTTTATTCTTGAAGAAATGTTTTCAATATTGTTAAAAATTGGATATTGAAAAAATTCCAACTCTATATTTTGAGTATAAACTTGTGAATCAGCTAATGGATAATAGTAATTCCAAAGTAATAGTGAAACGCCTTCTGTGTATGCGTCTATGTCTGCCCTGTAAGTTTGAACTCTATCTACGCTTTCGATGTTGAGAATACTTGTAGACAACTGGTATATGTCAATTAATTCTCCAAGTTTATTAGTTTTTCTGTTAAAAGATTGTTTAATTAAATTTTCTATATCAGAAAGAATTGCTGAATTGGCTCTTCTACTGTTTGGAGTTTTGGTAATGACCAAATAATTTTCTGCCAAATCATTTGGACTAGGAGAAGTAAATGGACTGTTAACATAAAAATCTATATAAATATAAACGGGATCCATTGGTACAATTTCTGATGTCAAAGTTTTGCTATTTTGTAAACCATTGATAATAACTTCTTTTTGTGATGGTGCTAAATAATTTTGAAGTTCGCTTTTTGGAACAGTATAAACGTATAAATTATTAAAGTTGCAACTATCAGCAAATTTAATTTGATTTAACAAAATTTTATCATCTTTTTGTGGTTGATTTAAACCAATATTATACAAATATTTGATATGAGTTCTTAAATAATCTTCATTGTTTAAAACTTTAACATCAGCTAAAAGATTTGAATAATTGGTTTTAATATAAGTTTCATAATCTAAAGATGTTACTAATCTATATTGTGACCTGAAATTTTTTGCTGCATTTGAACGAATAGAATCAACAGATTCCTCATCCGTGTAAAAAGTTGATGGGTAGTCATTATCTAATGTTAGATACTGTAAATTTTCAGAAGTTAAAATTTCTCCTAAAATATTATTTTTAATGTCGTTATATATTTGTTCAAATCTTATTGAATTGTATTGAACAATTTTAGATTTTCCAATAGAATTAGGTCCAATGTTTGAAGATTCGGGATCAACGTTTAAAAAATAAACAGCAACCTCATCACCCTCTTTTAATTTTTTACCATTAATATCATCTCCAAATTTTATTTCATATCTTTTATTTTCATTAAATCTTATTTGATAAACATTTTCATTAGATCCGTATAAGAAAGTTTCAGGAACTCTTTCCCATTCTTGCCAACGACCATTACTTTTTTCTTTTACAAAAACATAAATGTTAAAATGATCAATATAAACAGACTCAAGAAAAGAAAGATACATGACTTCGTTTTCAATTCCGATGGCCGTATATGTAGGATACTCTTGAAACAATCCTTGATATAAAAGATATTTGTTAGAAACCTCATCAATTAAAACGTTACCAACAGTTGGTTTATAAATTTGAATATCACGATTAAAAGAAAAATTTGTTCCCCCAACACTTAAATAACTAAATCTTGGAATAACATAGTTTCCAACATTTAAATTTTCTCTTACTGTTAATTTGAAAGGAACGTTTTGTCCAATTCGACCTATGGGGTTATAATTTAAAATTTTTACTAGTCTGTTAATATTTTCATATATTTGAGTTTCAGAGTATAAGGTTTCAGAAGATGTTTTATTTAAATAGTAAAGTAAAGTACTAAAGCTAAAGCCAATTACATCCAAGAAAGCAGACATGTTTGAACCTTGATAGTTTTGATCGGTAAAGATTTGACTTTGATTCAATCTGTTAACTATCAAATCTCTTATGCTCGTTGCATCAAAACTGATGTATGAGTTATTATTGTTTAAATAATCGTTTGTCATTGTAATAATTATCTTATATTAAGATTTCTCCTCCTCTTTTGGCAATAATACTTAAAATACTTTCTTTTTGTATTTCCAAAAATCTATATCTAACATAAGTTTCATATTGATTATCATCTTGTTTTGGAACAATGGTAACTTTTGTTACTTCAATTCTGGGTTCGTATGTTTCTAAAGTATTTAAAATATCATCGGCAATTGCTCTGGCATATACCTCAGAAACTGGTTCGAAAAGATATTGTTCCAAGGAAGATCCAAACTCTGGATTCAAAAGCTTATCACCCTTTCTAATCGAAAAAATATTTCTTATAGAATTTTTGATAGCTTCTTCATCACTATCAACCAGTATATCATTGGAATTTGCTGGAGAAGTTCCCACGCCAATGCTTTTACTAAATTGAAGATCTAAATGCAAATCTGTATAGATTGATCCAACAACTTCCACTTTTTTAGACAACACTGTAGAAGGATTGTTTTGTTGTTTTGGTCTAATTAAATTGTTTAAATCTACTTTTGCCACGGCATAAATACTTATGTCCAAAATCTATTAAATCTTTTATGGTTTTGGGCTTATTTTGAAGTAAATATTATAAACCATGTCAAAGTTCAATAAATTTAATACTCTGTTAGAAACAGCTTTTTCTCATTATTCAAATGGAGGCTTTCGTGAAGGT